TTACGAGTTCGGAGCTCCTCGGTGGGGCCGTACTCGGCGCCGACAAGAGCGGTGACCTCGAGACGCATCGCCGGCACCGGTGGGCTGCGATGCAGGCCGCGTGCATCGAGGAAGAGCTCAGCACCTACACGGTGAACGACGTGACCGTCGACTGTGACGAGCGTAGCCGCAGGCGCATCCTGGAGGCCGTGACCACGGCCACCCGGCAGGCAGCGGGCAGCGGCTACACGCGCGTGCTGACCGTGAACGGTGGGGCTACCCGTACCCTTACCCGCGCTCAGCTGATTGCCCTGGGGGACGCCCTGGACGCCTTCACGGCCGGGCTGCATGCCAAGCTGAGGACCAAGGGGCTTGCCCTTCAGGCTGCCACCACGGTCCTCGAGGTGCAAGCGGTCGTCTGGTAAGGCGGGAGACAATAGCCCGTCGCAGTAACCCCTCTCGCCTTGCACACCATGACGGACTTCTTCCAGAGCCACCCTTGGCTGTCGAACCTACTGGTCGGAACACTCGCCGGCATCAGCGCAATAACGCTGAACCAAGTCCTAGCAGTGATCACGATCGTACTCGGCATCGTCAACCTCTTCTTCACCCTCCGCGACAAGTGGTGGCGTGACCCGGTCCGCAAGGCCAAGCGCGCTGCGAAGCGCAGACAACGGAAGCTCAAGCCATGAACCTCGAAGCCATGCTGACGACCCTCACGCATCGTGAGGGGGGCTACGTCGACCACCCGAGTGACCGTGGCGGTCCGACCTGCTGGGGCATCACGGAAGCGGTCGCTCGCGCCTACGGGTACACGGGTGACATGCAGAACCTGCCCCTCCATGTGGCACGCGGCATCTACGCGACCCGCTACTGGCACCAGCCGTCGTTCGATCAGGTCAACGACGTGAGCGGCTTGCTGGCGGAAGAGCTCCTCGACACGGGCGTCAACATGGGCACGGGCGTAGCAGCGCGGTTTCTGCAGCGGGCGCTGAACGTGCTCGGGCCGTACAACCTCACGGCAGACGGCGCCATCGGCCCGATGACCCTGCATGCGCTCAAGGAGTTCCTCAAGCGACGCGGCGCTGACGGTGAGAAGGTGCTGTTCGCCATGCTGAACGCGCAGCAGTCCGTGCGGTACATCGAGCTCGCCGAGAAGGACCGCAGCCAGATGGACTTCGAGTACGGGTGGCAGCGCATGCGCGTGGTGATGCCGTGACGCCGAAGCCTCCGCCCTGCACCAGCTGCCTCAAGCCCCCGACCAGCGGGTGTGCGCGCGTGGTGTGCCCGCATCGCAGGCCAGAGCAGGGGCTGGGTGGCAACTTCACCCCATGCACGGGCGGGTACAAGTCCGTGCCGACCAACAAGGAATGACCATGAACCCACTGTTCCTCGGACCCCTCTTCGAGCTCGGCAAGAGCCTGATCGACCGGGTCATCCCTGACAAGACGGCTGCCGCTGAAGCGGAGCGAGAGTTTCTGAAGATGGCCATGGACGGTGAGCTCAAGCAGGTCATCGCGCAGCTTGAGATCAACGCTCGGGAAGCGCAGCATCCGTCCCTCTGGGTGGCAGGTTGGCGCCCGTTCTACGGGTGGGTCGGGGGCGTGGGGTTCCTGTACGCAGTGCTGCTCCAGCCGGGGCTCGCGTGGTACGCCAGCATCCGCGGCATGCCAGCGCCACCTACGCTCGACACGGACCTGCTCTGGTGCGTGGCCGGGGGCATGCTGGGCATCGGTGGCCTGCGCACCTATGAGAAGCGGCAGGGCGTCAGCAAATAGCACGCAAGCTGAGCGCAAGCGGGGTGGCCTAGGCCACCTCCTACCCCCAACGTAACGACGGCCCCAAGCGGGGCCGTTTTGCTACCGACGGTATCCGTCATGCCGTGGGGGGTGTGGGCCTCAGCACGTCAAGCAGGATGTACTTCGCGCCCCGGGCTGCCGCTACCTCAGCGGACAGACCCATCGTGGTGGTGTCCCCTTGAACGATGGTGCACACCTCCGCGTCGTAGTACCGGCACCAGCTTTCGCGCACGTCCAGCCACTCCTCCCAGGTCATCGGCCGGGTGACGCCCCGCTGCCACTCCACCTTCTTCCGTAGCTCGTTCTCACTGAGCACCATCAGCCCTGACGGGCGGTCGTGGAAGTACGTGGGGTGCAGCGCCTCGCTCGGCGTCACCTCCCGCGCTAGCTCAATGAGCTTCAAGTCCGTTGCCATTGGGGTTCCCCTCTCAGTACACGGTGATGCTGACGGTCTTGCCCGTCTTCGCAGTGATGTCACGCGCCCTGGCTTTCGCCCGGGACTCAGCGTAGTCGCGGTCCCCAACGCCATCCTCGAGCGTCTTACCGTTCGCTTGGATGATGTACACGCCTACGCCACACGTGACCGTAAGGTCAATCTGCGCCTTGCGGGAAGCGCGCTTGGCGCCCCCGCTGCCACGCAGGATGTCGATGACCTTCTGCTGACGCATGGTGCTCAGCTGGCGGGGCCGTCGACGGCCGCAGCCGCAACGATCTCCGCAGCCTTCTCCACCAGTACGGCCGCAGCCACCTTGTCGGTCGCGCGCCGGCCGACGCCACGCACGGCCGCGCGGTGCGGTTCCGGGGTGGGTGCTGCCAGGATTTCCTCGACGCTCACGGCATCGGCCTTGCGTTGGGCCATCTTGCCCTTCTCGTTGATGACCACGCGCGCCTTCTTGCCGTCACGGCCGGGGCGCTGGTGCAGCGCACCCTGGATCTCCCAGCCGTTCTTGCTGGCGGTCCGGCGGCAGCACACCACCATCTTGCCGTCCTCGTTGATCGCAACGATGGGGCGCTTGCGGCTGCCATCGAAAGCCACGTCACCTGCCTCGGTGGCGTTCTTGACCACCACGGGGCGCAGGGCGCCGTTGGTCAGCTGTACGGGTTGCTTGGCCTTTGCCATGTCAGTTCCTCTCACGGGTTGCGGTGTCGAAAGTGGCACCCCATAGCACCCCAACGGGCGCTATCGGGCAACACCGGGTTCAGTGGACCGGTTCGCTATGGTACGCACCCTTGAAGCAGTGCAGCAGTTCGTGCCCAAGGTTCTCCATGCGCGCGGTGTCCTCGACCTTCTTGGGCGTCAGGTTGTGGATGGTGCAGTGCTTCGTGTTCGGGTCAAACGCGGCGCACCCGGGGGCGTCAACCACCTTCGCTACCTGTGCCACGGTCTGCCCTTCCCAGGCACCCAGCGCCAAGCACACCTCGATGACGCGCGTCTTGCTGTCGTACAGCTTGAGCGCCACGCTGACCAGCGCCTCATTGCGGGTCGGCACAATCTCCGTGTGCTCGTGCTCGTCACGTGACCGCATACGGCTGCCTGAGGTGACGGTGCGCGCCCGCACGCGGGTGGCCGGCACTTGCGGACCCAGCAGCGCGGCAGCCGCTAGGCAGGTGGCGATCAGCTTGGTGTTCATGCGCCCACCTCACTGATTGCCGCTTGAAGCGACGCGACCAACACCTCGAAGTGGCGGACCCGTGCCGTGGTGCTCCACTCACGGGCGTCAGCCAGTTTGTTCTCAAGCATGTGCTCCGTTTGACGCAGGCCGTGACCGGTGATGCCGCCCTCACGGTATGCTGCCACCCAGCGCGCTTGAATGACCGGGTCAGCTTGTGTGGTTGCCATTGCGCTGCTCCTTTCGTTGTTGATGAACGAATAGTCGCATGCCGCGAATACCTTCGTCAAGACGTGGGGTATTCGCGGTCAGAATGGAGGTGGCTCACCTGTGGCGGCTGGGATACCGCCGGTATCCCAGCCGTAGTCAGCTACGGCCTGGAGTACGTCGCGACCCTCACGGGCAGCGCGTACCTTGATGGACTGAAGCGCGGGTGCATGTTCGCAGGTGCCTGACCCCCTACGGTGCGGGAACCAATACCCCATGCACCCGCACTTGAGGCGCCTGTTGCGGCGCCAGCGGGGCGACCCCACTCAGATGTCTCGGCCCTGGTCGACGTAGCCGGGGCCGGGTTCGCCGTAGAAGAACTCCTTGGCGTGCTGGGACGGGGTGTGCAGCACCGCGTTCGCCACGTCCGGGGACATCGTTCCGATGTCAGAGTGCGGCATGGGCAGACGAACCTGGGGCAGCATCTGCGGTTCGATCACGGGCAGTGGCGGCATGCCGTACGTCGTGTCGATGATCCGCTTGATCGTGTCGATCAGCACGTCCAGGTCGGTGACGTTCAGCCACGAGACGGCCCGGTTGATGGCACGCATCTCATCGCGCGTCAGCTTGTTGGCCTCGCCGTACTCGACCATGTACGCGGCTGTCGGGAACGCGTGGATGGGCAGGTGCCCCATGAACATCGCCCGCTCGCGCACCTTCTCGGCGAAGTGCAGCGCCTTCTCGGCGTCCTCGCGCCCCTTCTTGAAGCGGTGCCGGGTCAGGTACTTGCTGATCTGGCCTTCGAAGTAGCCGAGCTTGAGGTCAGCAGCCATGTCCCAGTGCTGCATGCTGGTGCGGTAGTGGGTGCCACCGACTTGACGGTTGTTCGCGTTCATGAGGGTCTCCTTTCGATCACGGGGGATACGTTGAGGTCAATGGACTCGAGGAGCTCGACGTACAGCTGCCGGCACTCGAGGTTCGGGGGAGGGGTCTTCTCGAGCCAGCCGAGCACCACCTCGATCGGCTCAGTGGCGAAGGTGTTGCCCATCATCACCTCCTCCTGGCACCAGAAGAGGAGCTCGATCTTGTCGAGCCACTTGACGAGCCGCTCCTCATCCACGGTCAGGCCGCAGTCCTGGTACAGCGGGGCCAAGTCCTGCTCCAGCCCTTCGAGCACGAGGCCGAGGTCAACGCTGGCCTTCTTCGCCGGCCCGGGGATGTCGCCCGTGAAGAGCTCGGGCAGGTCGTGGTGGAGGATGTGCTGGTACACCTCACGCCGTGCGCCGGGCGACACCTGTTCGAGCAGGAGCAGCATGTTGAACGAGTGCGCCCCCACCGTCTGCTGACGGAGCGTGCGCTGGGTGTGGTACCGCTTCACCTCGGAACCGTTGCGCATCAGCTGCGCGTGGACGATTGCCTTCACGCCTTCACCTCCGCAGCCTTGATGGCAGCGCGCTCTTGCCGGCGCAGCACCCACGCGGTGCAGGCCAAGCGCCAGTCAGGCGCAGCGCACCCCAGCAGGCTCCTGAAGGCACGGTCGTAGTAGCCGTTCTTGTACTCGTCGTACCCTTGTACGATGGGCCGTACAACCTCGCCGAAGAACTGGCTCCGAGGCTTGAAGCTGAGCGGGTGCCGCCGGAGCTCGGCCATCTCACACATGTCCTCGCAGTCCGTGCGCACCGCGATGGCCTCGTGCGCGTTGAACGCGATGGCGTACGGGTGGCAGTCCTTGTCCATGTACGGATTCCACACGTCACCCTGCTGGTCGTCGGCCTTGAGGAAGGCGTGCCAGAACGGGTTGTCCGTGTAGACGTGGTAGTTGTTCGACATCTGCACGTACTTGCCGACCTCGACGCCGACCATCGCAGCCATCCATTCCTGGAGCATGCTGAACTGCACCGCGTTGGCACCGTAGGCGCCCCAGATCACGTCGTTGCTGCGGTTGCACACGGTCATGTTGAGCGCGCCATCGACGATGTCGAACATGACCATGTCGTTGCACGGCACGTCCTTGGTCTCGGCACCCAGGTCCAGGCTCGGGTCCCAGATGCTCACCACGCACTGCCGAGTGTCCGGCTTCTCGCGCAGTACGTCGACCGCGTGTTGCAGCTGATCCATGGTCGCGTTTCGCGGGCACCAGTCGTTGCCAGTCCATGCGCGCATCCGAGCGCCGTACGCGCCGTGGAAGGTCACACCGTCGTCACTGAACCGGTCGATGCTGCTGAGGAAGTACTTCGGCAGCGCGACCTTGTTGCTGCCACCGAGTATCCACAGGCTCTCGATCAGGTGGAAGAACGGGTTGGCGTCGCGCACCTCGTCGAACAGCACGCGCCGAGTCGGGTTGTTGTAGATGGTCATCACGGGGCCGGGCACCCGGATGGTTTCGATACCACGGGAGACGGCCGGCTTGCCGTGGTCGCGCAGCAAGCGGAGGCCTTGAGGCAGCGCCTCGTTGACGTTGTCGACAGTAAGTCCAAATCCGAACATGTCGGTTCCTTTCAGGTGGCGGGGAGGGGCTACAGCCCCAGGAGCTTGAAGGTGAGGCGCTTGGCCTGCGGGTAGTTTAGGCGCACCACGGGCACGCCGTTTCGTTCCAGTAGGTTTGCCCAGCTGCGGGCTGCGCTGGCCTTGCGGTGCAGGTTGGCAGGGTCATACGGCTTGGTGTTGCCTGCGGCCGCGCGGCGCTTGAGCACGTTGGCAACGCACTGATCCTCGGGCGTCTCGAGCAGGATGAACTGCGCGGTGTCGAACCAACTTGCCATGAGCTCGCAGTTGCGCCAGCCCGGCTGCACCAGCCCTTCTGCGAACAGCGGGGTGTCTTCCAGCGCCCCGTGCTTGAAGATGACGTCCACCGCGTCAGCATACGGCTGGATGCCGTCAATGCCCCCGCAGGCGTTGCCGTAGCGCCCCACTAGGGCAGCCCCATGGACCGTATGCGTTACGCTGGCCTTGCCCACGCCAGGACGGTTGACGGCCACGCCCCCCGCTGCCTTGATCACCTCACGTGCCAGCGTGGTCTTCCCGCTGCCGTTGGTGCCGTACACGTACACGAACGCGCTGCTCACATGGCCTCCGCGATCGCGCGCACGTCAGCCAGCGTCCAGATGCCACCAGCCCAGATGCCGTCCAGCAGCGCCTTCGCCGTCTTGGGCGCTTCGGGGATTGCACCGAGCACGCGCTTGTAAGCCTTCGCCGTGCGGTAGCCCAGCTTGTAGTCGCCGTGGACGTGCTGCTTGAAGACGCAGCACACCGTCTCGGCTTCCTGCAGCGCCAGCTTGCGCTCGTGTAGCGGGTGGTCCATCTTGCGGACGTGTGACGTGATCGTGGCCATGACCACAGGCAACGCGAAGCAGGTGCTCTCCAACTCGGCGATGATCTCCGCCCCCTGCTTCGGCACCTTGGGCATGTACTTCTCACAGCCGGTGAAGTCGCAGTACTCGCCGAACACCGTGTCCTGGATGTCGGCCATCTTCCAGTAGAAGTAGTCGCCCATCTGGGTCATCGGCAGCATGTTGCGCCGCACGTCGAGGTACGACTCACCGAAGCAGGCGTCGACCATGTCTTCGGGGTGCGGGTACTCGGAGCTCCAGTCCGCCAGCGCCTTCAGGCCAGCAGCCCCACGGAAGTGCCGGCGTTCGGACGCACGCTGAGCCTTGGGGTACACAGAGAACAGGTACTCCCAGAACCGCAGGCCCTGCCGCTCACTGGCGACAGCGGCGATGCCGGGGTTGTAGTACGTGCACCACGCCACCACGTAACGCTTCTGCTGCGCTTCGCTGAGGCCGGACCGTGCCAGGAGCAGGTAGCCCGGGTCGGCGTCCTCTAGCTTGAACAGCTGCTTGGCGAATCCACGCCAATCGTCACGCAGGTCTGCGTTGACCAGCTTCTGCACGTTCATAGCCACCTCCTGATTCCGCGTTGCTTGAGGTCATCCGCCAACGCGCTGCGGCAGGCACGGGCGGATGCGTTCATCTGGGCAGCGGCTTCGAACGCTGCGCCTTCGCTTGGGCAGTCGACCAGCGAGTACGTCCGTGACCCCGAGAGGGTCACGTGGTGCCGGCCGGTCTCGGGGTCGCGAACAACCACGTAGGTCTCCGGCGGAGGCCGGGATACCAATGGTAGCCGCTGCTGGACCCACCACTGCGGGTTTCGTTGTGTCACTTCGCACTCTCCTTCTTCGTTACAGGCTTCCAAAGTGTAGCCGCTGGACCGCACTTGCCGTTCGCAGCGCGGGCGTTGATGGGGTAGGCGCCCAACGTGCGCGCCTTGCCCGGTCCTTCTGACGGCACCGCGCCGCACCGCCACGCCCAGAACTCAGGGTCGTTGCTGTGATCGTCGTAGTACCGATTGTTGCATGCCTCGCATGCTGGACGCCGCTCCCACCACGTGAGGGTGTCCGGGTGTACGCTGAGGAAGAACGTATCGGTGAAGCGCATGTCACTCAGCACCTGATGTGCCGGTGACCAGTGCAGCCGCTCGGTCTTCTCGTAGTGTCGTTTCTCACTCATGCCAGAATCTCCTGTACGTCACGGTAGTCTCGAAGCAGCGTGATCATCCGTCGTTCGTCGACGTGTCGCTGCCGTTGGGTGGCGAGCATCACCTCGTCCACGGTGTCGCGCGCGATGATGTGCTTGACCATCACGTGATCGCGGCCTGGGATGCCAATCTGTCGTGCAGCCCCGATGCGCTCGATGACCTGTGCGTAGAGCTCACGAGACCAGAGCATGCTGAAGAACACCAGCGTGTTGCCTCCGTACTGGAGGTTCAGGCCGTGACCTCCGCTCGCCGGCTGGATGAACGCTACACGGTGCTTCCCCGCGTTCCAGTCGTCCTGCAGCTTGTTCAGCTGGCGTTCGTTCTTGCAGTCCTTGAAGTTCGGTGCCTTGGGGAACAGGCTCTTCAGCCGCGCGATGTCATGCTGAAACCAGTAGGCCACCAGCACGTTCCGGCCCCCAGACCCCTCCACGACCTCTTCAAGCGCCTCGAGCTTGGCGTCATGCACGGCCTGCCACGTGCGCTCACCCATGCTGTCCTCAAGGATCAGCGCCCCGTTCGCAAGCTGCCAGCACTTGCTGCTGAGTGACGCGGCGGACAGCGCCTCGGTGGTGCCGTTCTCGAGCTCTAGGAACATCTCCTCCTCGAGCTTCGCGTAGTACTTGCGCGCCTGTGCCGGCAGGTCAACGTATACCTCCTGCTTCATCGTAGGCGGCAGGTCCAGGTAGTCCTCCGCGCGCATGGTCAGGATCAACGGACTGATCAGCTTGAGGATGTTCTTCTCGGCGCCCTCGTCAGGTGCGTAGCCGTAGCCCATGTACCCGCTCGGGCTGAAGAACCGCGCACGGTAGCGGGCCACTTGCTCGCCGAGCCGCACTCCCTTGTCGAGGATGTACACCTGGGACCACAGGTCGAGCAGCCCCTTCGGCGCGGGCGTGCCGGTCAGGATGACGCGCCGGTCGAAGCGGTGCAGGTGGTACCGCAGCGCGTTGAACCGCTTGGCCTTCGGCGTCTTGAACATGCTGCTCTCGTCGATGACGAGCATGTCATACGGCCATCCGTTCTTCTTGGCGCCCGCCTTCAGCATGTACAGCAGCCAGCGCAGGTTGTCCACGTTGATGATGTGGATCTGCGCACTGCTCTTCATCGACATGAGGCGCTGTCGCTCGTTGCCGGTCAGCATCTTGAAGGTCAGATGCTTGAGGTGCCCCCACTTGCGCGCCTCCTGACGCCAGACGCCCTGAGCAGGCCGCAGCGGCGCCACCAGAAGCACGTGCTTGACCACACCACGGGCAAGCAGGTCAGCGATGGCCGTGAGGGTGCTGACCGTCTTGCCGAGGCCCATGTCCAGGAACAGGCCAGCGTGCTTTTGCCGCTTGAGGAAGTCAACGGCACGCGCCTGATACGCGCGCAGGTTCTTCCGCATCAGCATGACGGCCTTTCATGACGCGCGCTGCTGATGGCGGCGAACAGATCGTTGGTGCGGTGGATGCGCTTGGGAATCAGCCTATGTCCGTAGCGGTCACCGTAGGGGGGCATCACATCGAACATGCCCAGCTTCGGACGGTATTCGATGTAGCATAGGCAGTCGATGAACCGCATGCGCATGCCGTTCATGGGGGCGCTTCGATCTTGCGTCAGTCGCACTCTCATACGTTCCTCCAGACGATGAACGAGACCAGGACCGCCATGACGGCGATGACCCAATCCCACCAGTCCCACTTGCGGGTCTCGAACAAGTTGACCCACATGCCGTTCCACAGGATGTAGAACTTCATATCGTCTCCATGAAGTGGATAGCGTCGAGACGTTCGTCGACCTCTTCCTTGGTGTAGCAGACGAACACATTGAACCCCAGTCGGCGCAGCATGGCGTGCGTGCGCGGTTGCAGCGGCTCGAACTTGCCGCCCTTCGGCCGCTTGAGTTCGAAGAAGTAGATACGCCCTCCGGTGAGCAGGAGCATGCGGTCGGGCCAGCCTGGGAGCAGCTGGAGCTTGACCTCCACGGCTGCGCGCTTCCAGATGGCCTTGACCTGCCGGGTGAAGTGGCTCTCCACGCCATCCTCGGTGGCTTTGTGTTCGCGCCAACGGCGCAGGACGTTGTCGATTGTCATGTCAATCCTTCTTGTAGCGTTCGGTTACGAAGCCCTTGGCAGCCAAGGGGATGCCCTTCATCCAGGGCTTGATCTCACACACGATCTTCTCGAGCTCCTTCACGTCACTGGTGCCCTTCACACGCAGCGTGATGAGCTCGTCATGCACCGTACCGTGCACCGGGTAGCCGTTGGTGTCGGCGCTCAGCATGCCCTCCTGCATGCAGTCGAAGGCGATGCCCTGCACGATGTTCTCAATGAGCTTGCCCCCGTAGGTCTTCTCGCGGAGGAATTGCCCCTTGATCTCAGTGCGGAAGCTGATCTCATGCGCGGGCTTGCCCCAACGCTCACACGGTACGGCACGCGCGTACGGATAGCGGATCTCACGGCCTGAGGGCAGCTGGATGCAGAGCCAGTGGTCACGCATGAAGAACTTGCAGCGCAGCCCACGGTACACCACACCCGGGTGCTTGATGGCTCCGACGACCAGACTCTCCACCGTCTTCCACGACTCACAGATGGCGGGGTGTTCCTTGCGGTACGCCTTCACGGCTGACATGGCGAAGTCAGGCTCGATGATCAGACCAGCGTTGGCGCAGTAGTCAACGAACTTGACGCCCCCCAGCTGGTAGCCGCAACCCAGCACAAGGTTCTTGGCGATGCGGCGCTGCTCGTCCGTGACCTCCTCAAGCGTGGCCAGCTTCCAGAGCTTCTTGGCCATGAGCTTGTACACGTCCACACCGGCGAAGTACGCCTCCAGCATGTGGTCTTCGCCTGCCACCCACGCCAGCACGCGCGCTTCGATGGCCGTGTAGTCGACTACGGCTAGCTCGTACCCGTACGGTGCGCGTATGAAGCCCCGCATGCACTGGCTGATGACATCGATCGGGCCAGTGGTGACCGGGTCACCCTTCTTGTCGGTGAACGGCACGCCTTCGAACAGCAGCGTGAACAGGTCGGGGTCGGCCATGTCCAGCAGACCGAACACCAGGTCTTGCTGCCAGTCCTTGAGCAGCCCACGGATGAAGTTGTGCGGCTGCACCAGCCGACCAGCGTAACGGCCCGTGTGCGCACCGTGGTAGAGGAAGCCACCCTGCACCACCCAATCATCAGGGTCAGCGCAGGCCAGCATGCTGACCAGCTTCTTCGTGGAAGCCTTGCCGGCCTCTACACGGAGCTCGAGCAGGCGCTTGGTGGTCTCGTCGAGGGTGTCATCCTTCAGCGCCTGAGTGATGGTCTCCTTGCGCATGTTCTCCAAGTCGAGGCCGCGCTCGGCGAAGAGCTCCAGCATCTTGGCGACCTGGGTGGCGCGCACGCCCCCTGTGAGCGCCTGCACCTGAGCGGCGATGTCGCGCTCCAGCGCCTGCACCACGCCGAGCGCTTTCTTGACCAGCGGCAGGTCAATGGGCAGCCCCCGGTCGTTCATCGCCATGTCCAGGATGAACATGCGGCGCTGACGCGGGATCAGGTCAGGCAGCGCGTTGTCGAGCGCGACCTCACCACGAACGTCCTGCTGGCAGTACTCGATGAACCGCTGGAAGCGCACGTCATGCTCAGGCAGGATGCGCGTGCGCGGGTCCTTCTTCGTGGGCTTGCGTGGCTTGCAGAAGACGTTGATCAGCTTCGCGCCCTCCTCATCTTTGAGGACCGGCATCTGCATGGCCTTGAGTGCCTTCTCCAGCGAGCGGGGCAGGCCGGACGCCGCTGCCTTGGCTGCGGTGCAGACCCACTGGCTGTCCTTGACCTCAGGGATGTCAGGGTGCTGCCGTGAGAGGGCCCAGCGCCACACGCAACGCTCAAAGGCTGCGTTGTGCGCACCAAACCTACCCCCACCCCTAACCCAGCCCATGAGACGCGCTGGCGGGCGCTGGGTGCGGGGCAACCACACGGCCGGCTGCGTCATGCCGGGCAGCTGCCACGCGCAGATCAGGACCTCCGTGCTGGGGTGCCTCGCGTAGCGGTACGCGCCCACCTTACGGACGTCGAGCTCGCTGAACGTCTCGAAGTCCAGGTGCCCGATGGCAGTGGTCTGATCACCAGAAGTCGCTGTTGCTGTCATCTTGAGCCATCAGGAGGGTGAAGACCGCGAGGAAGGACCAGAAGATCACGTCGCCGCGATACGTGGCCCACCACTCGAGGAGAGCGGCGCTCATGCCGCGAAGTGCTGCTTGAACAGCCGCTCGATGACGGTGATCTGGCGGTCGGTCAGGGAGCGGGTGTCATCCCCCTGCTTGGTCTTCTCGAGGATCGACTCGATGAAGCTTTCCTCCCACTCGGTGACATGGGTGGTACCGGCGAGGCCAGCGATGCGCTTGACCTGTGTGTTCAGGGTTGTCACGGATTGGCTCCTTGGAGACGAAAAAGCCCGCCGAAGCGGGCCTCTCAGTTGCGGCCGGAAGGTCAGGCCGTCACGGTCATGCCGAGGACCTTGGAGGCCTCGAGCTTCACCTTGACTTCGCCGGCGTTCGCCATGCTGTACAGCAGGGGGCGCAGCTTGCGGGTGCTGACCTTCAGCTTCTCGGCGAGGTCCTTGCTGTTGATGCCCTTCTTGCCGGCCGGCTTGACGATGCCGGGGATCTTGGCACGCAGCTTGTCGCGCTCACCGTCGGCCCAGACGATCGGCTCCTTGGTGGTCTTGGCGACAGCGGCCTTCTTGGCAGGCGCGGCCTTCTTCGCCGGAGCAGCCTTCGCAGCCGGCTTGGCAGCGGCCTTCTTGGCGGGGGCTTTGGCAGCGGCCTTCTTGGCGGGTGCAGCCTTCTTGGCTGCGGTCTTTGCGGGGGCGTCGCCCAGAACGTCGTCGACGTTCACTTCCTTGGTGGTCATGTCACTCTCCAGATGGTTTGGGGTGCCTCAGAACCCCTGAGGCGCGGTAAGCACGTGAAGTGTGCCTGAGGATGCCGCTCAGAGCAGTTCATCCTCCTCGTCATCCGTGGGCTTGCCCTTGGCCTTCGGCTTGGACTTGCCGGCCGGCTTGAAGTCGTCCTCGGCCTTCATGTCGCCGCTGATGCGCTCACCGTCTTCGAGCTTCTGCACGTTGATCAGGTAGAACGCCACGCCCTTGGACTCGTTGTCGTAGGCGAAGCAGCGCACGGACGCGCGGGCCACCATGCCGCTGTACACGTCGGCTTTGTCCATGAGAGGCTCGGCGTCAGCGTCGACGATGCCGGGCTTGTCCTTGGACTTGAAGCCGACCAGCGTGCCGTCGGTGGTTTCGAACGGGGGGTAGCGGTCGTCCTCGTCGCGGTCGCTCACGTCTTCGAACGGCCAGTTCATCTTGCCCTTCTTGACGAGGTCGACGAACTTGGGGCCGAACTTCTCGGTGCCGACGCGCTGAGCCAGTGCCTTCATCGCCTTGAGGTTCGTGCTCTCGTCGAAGAACAGGCTCATCTGGTACTTCGGGTCACCCTTCGCGTTCCCGTCCTTGTCCTTGCGGGCACGGGGGGTGTGGAGGTAGACGAAGCAGGCGATGCCGGCCGGGGTGTGGATCTTGGTCGATGCGGTGTCACGGGTTGCCATGATGTTCCTATTGGTTCCGATTGGTGAGTGTGGCGCTGGCCGAGTGGTGTCTCCACCCGTTTAATCCCCAAGCATGAGGCGCCAGCGGTGCGCATTGTGTCTCAGGTCAGCTTGCGTAGTGTGGGCTTGCCCTCCGGCTTGGATACGATGCTCGCGATGGGGTCCGTGAAGTCAGCGGCGGCCGACCCACGGGGCTTCTTCGGCCAGAGCTTCTTTGCCTTGAGCTTGGCTTCGGCAGCGGCAGGCGTGAGGAGCGCGGTGACGTACCGCTCGTCCTCCTTGAGGCCGAGCCGAGCCAATTCGCCTGATGCCTCGGCCTCGTCCGTCCACGCACGGTGTGGGCTGGTGAAAGCTGCCTCGTAGCCCGGGATGTCAGTCCCCGCGTGAAGGAGCTCGACCGCGCGCTCACGCACGGCCTTTCCGATCTGCTCAATGGTCTCGAGCGCAGCCAGCATCTCGCCGATCTGCTTGGGGGTCAGCGACTTAGGGTTCATGCCGGCTCCCCGCTGAAGAGCCAGTGGCCCTGCGCTTGCTGCTCCCAGCCCTGCTTGCACCGTTCGGTCAAGAACCGCCACGGGATCGGCTCCACGGGGTTCAACACCGTGAACGGGTTCCGCCGGAACACGTCAGACGCGAGCACCACCGTCAGGTACTGCGGGTTCTTGTACTCGTACAGTCGTTGGCCGTTCGTTGTCATGCGAAGTCCTTCTGTGCTGCCTTCAGCACGAGGTCGTACTGCGCCTTGCAGTTGCCATCAGCAGCGCAGTACCGGCAGTGGCTGCCAGCGACCCTGGGGGCGTCCTTGCTGAGCGCAACGGGCACCACAGGGATGACCGTACCCTTCACCCACTTGAAGAGCTCAGGGTCCGTCCAGCAGGCCTCCTGCACGGGCTTGCGCTTGGGTGCGCGCGGTTGCACGACGACGCCACGATACCGCCGGTATCGCCTGCCGAACTCCTGCTTGGCCCCGAGCATGTACAGCCTGATCTGGCTGTTGTTCTTGATGGTCACCGGGATGCCGATGCCGTGCTTGTAGTCGATGACCACGAGCTCGTCGGGGTGGTTGTCGATGATGATGTCCGACGTACCGAAGCCGATGTCGTCCTCGGTTTCGATCGTCTCACCGTAGTGCACCGTGCGCTCGCTGTACACCGTGGCGTTCGGGTGGTCGGCCACGTATGCCTGGATGAAGTCGAGCGCGTAGCCGACACCGTCAGCCATGCCCTCATCCACCGGCATCAGCCCCTTCTCGATGACCACCCCCAGGTAGTCCGCCGGGTCAGAGCCAGTCAGCATGCACACCTCCAGCAGCGCGTGCGCGCTGGTGCCCTCGAGCGCGTACACGGAGGACTCACGGGGCGAACCCCAATTGGCCTGTACGCTCCCAGGACACACGAGCCAGCGGTGTGACGCGCTGGCACTGAGCTTGGCGTGCTTCACGGTCAGCAGTCGGTCGGGCCGATGCGCACGAACTCGGGGTCGGGCTGGATGCCGCCCGCGTCGTGGTCGTTGGTCATGCCGAGCGGGTGACGGCTCTTGCCACCCTCGCGCCCGCCCATGTACGCCCGGACAGCCCCGGTCTGGTTGTACGCGTCGGCCGCGTCTTCACCTGTTCGGAGGTGCTTGACCTCGGAGACCCGCAGGTCACCGGTCACCAGAACGTCACACCGGCTGCCCGCGCCGATGCAGGTGGTTTTGCCTTCTGACACGACCTTGAGGTCATTCGGGCCGTGGTTGTGGAAAGTGAGACGAGTGCTCATCTGGTTCTTCCGAAGTAGTAGTGGTGCCGTTCTTGGTTCGCCCACCCCACGCGGACGCGCAGGGTGAGCGGGTGCAGGTTGAACAGCCAGAACGCTTGCTGTTCACCCAGCGTGAGGCCGTTCATGGCCTCAGAGGGTCTCTTCCTCTTCCGGCATGGCGGCCGTCAGGGCGTCGATGACGTCCTGGTACTGCTCCTCCTCGGCGTCGCCGGCCTTGGCGAGCTTGAGCTTCTTCAGCGTCTTGGTGAGCGTCGCCTTGTCGGTGGCTTCGAGCAGCGCCTTGGCAGCGGCCTGCACGTCGTCAGCGGTCGGCCCCTTGGCCTTCGCCTTGCCCTTGGCCTTCGCCTTGGGTGCCGGCTCTTCTTCCTCTTCCTCTTCCTCCATGGCCAGAGTGATGGCGTCGTTGAGCTCGCCGAACTGCGACTCGTCGACCTCGGCCAGCTTGCTCGCGCCGACCGTCTTCAGCACCGCCAGCATCGCCGCCTTGTCCTTGGCTGCGACCAGGTCACGCAGGCGCTCGCGGATGGTGTCCACGGTCACCTCGTCCTCTTCCGTCTCCTCTTCGGCAGCGGGCTTGGCCTTTCCCTTGGCGGCAGGCTTGGCGGCAGATTTTCCTGCAGCCTTCGCAGGCTTTCCTGCACCGCCTTCGTCGCCTCCTTCATCCCGAAAGGAGCCTGCGATCGCAGACATCAGGACGGCGAGGTCGTCGAATTGGGCTGCCAGTTTCTCGTTCATGCTCATGAGCTTTCTCCGTTGGTGTTGCGCCCCAGGACCGGGGGCGCGTCGGTGTAGGTCAATTCTGGGCGGGACGTAGTCATGGAGCTTCGTTTTGCTCCACCACTCCGGCTCTCCGTCCAGCTTCAGTTGTGCGCGTTCGAGCCAGAGGCCCCGCGTCACCGAACCCAGCTGATCCCAGGTAGGGTGACACGGGGCAGCGGCCGTGTACAGCTTGCACGCGAGGGTCTCAAGTGTTGACGAGGGCATCCAGCCAACCCCAGATGCGGTTCTTCAGAACCCCCACAACGGTGCAGAGCGCCGCGACGAGGATCATCCAAAGAGGCACGGCCCACCACACACCTTCGATGGGGGCCACGACCAGCAGGTAGAGCGTACCAAAGAAGGCCGTGCACACCACGACCACGGCCCCTATGATCGCCGTCACGCGGAGCAGGTTCAGCAGGAAGGCGCGGCGCAGGCGCGTCCAGGGCGTCAGGGTAGGCGTCACCTTAGTCATGGAACCCCCTTGCGCCCTGGGGCGCGCAGTGGACGCACAGGCAGGCGTTGGCGGGGTTGTTGCGCACCTGGAGCCGGGCGTACCGGCCGGGGTTGCTGCTGACGCCCGGCAGCGTGCGGTGCGTGATCACGGGGGCACCCGCGTGGTTGCGGCGCACCTCGATCAGCTGTCCATCTACGAAGATGGTGGCCGTCTCGTTGCTGCCCTCGAGCTCCACCGTGACGTGGCCGCAGTCATGCGGGGGCTGCGTGGTGACGAACTTGGGCCGAGCCAGTCGGGCCAGCCTGCGGTCACGCGCCTCACGCGCGTCCTCGGCCTTGAAGTAGTGCGTCTTCATTTCTTCGCTCCCTTCTTCGACAGTGCGGCCTTCGTCGGCTTGCCCAGCCCGGCGATGTTGTGCTTGGTGACCAGCGGACCGGCCTCACGCCAGATCATCTGGAGGAACGTGATCTTCTCGTCGGCCATCAGCGCCTTGAAGCTTTCGGACAGCAGCTGCGCGGCGCTCGCCTTGGGCTTCTTGGAGGCGCGGTCTGACGAGGCCTTGCCCTTGCCGATGATCTCCTCCACGTCTTCCTCGTCCTCATCGCTACCATCGGTATCGTGGTCGAGGCCGTTGGAGGCGCCTGCGAGGCTCAGGTGGCTCGGACTGAAAGCGCTGGCCGGCTCGCTCGGCGGAGGCGCCTCGTCCTTGGCCTTGGCTCGGATGAGGCCCGCGTCCTCGAGCTCCTCCTTCAGCATGCCGCGCGTGAACTCGCCATCGGTCTCGATGCGCTTGATCATCTTAGCGTTCTTGCTGTCCATGCACTTGAGCACCAGCGTGACCACCTCGTTGCTGATCCCCAGCTTCTTACACACGTCACGCTGGGTCATGTTGTGGTCACGGTGCAGCTTGGCCCCCACCAGCGCGCGTTGCAGGCTGCTCAGCTTGCGGCGCAGCACGTTGACGCTCGTGATGAACCCGGCCGGGTCCTTGCCCGTGTAGTCCCTGATCTCGAGGGAGCAGCCGGTCTTCTCGGCGGCACGGTAGCGGTGCCACCCGTCGATGATCCTGTTCTCGTACTTCCACACGGGCATGAGGACGCCACGTGCTTCGATGTCTTCACAGAACGCGGTGAACTCATGCGGGTCCATGCCTCCGGGCATGAGTTGAATCGCGAGGGGGTGTTGCTCCAGCTTCGGGAGCTTGTAGATGCCTGACATACGGTTCCTTTCACGGATGGCGTGAAAGGCCCGCTGCGGGCGCAGCAGGTTCCTTTCACGGGGCGCTAAGTATAGCTTCTCAGTAGCCGGGGGGTGTCTTGCGCCGGTCACCCTTGCGCCGCTCAGGTGGCGTAGCGATCACCCGGAGCTCACGCACCTCCTCACGCAGCCGCGCCAACAGGCGCCGCAGCCACGCGATCACAGGCCACCCCAACGTGTGTGGCAGCGCACCACGAAGGCGCCCTCCACCTGCACAGCAAGGATGGCCTGGATGGCAGCCTGCACCAGCGGGGGTCTCTCGGTCGCAGGCATGTCGATGAACGTGTCAGTCCACTCCAGCGCCTGCTCTTGGCTGTCAGCAGTGAACGCCACGAACTCACCGACCACACGCTCTCGGTTCATGCGGTCCACGGCGGGGGTCACGATTGACACAACGGATACGAACGCCATGATCACTTCTCCTTCGGTTTCATCCGGCGCGTGCGCCGGGGCTTCTCTTCTCGGACCCGCTCTTCGACGATCTTGGAGCGGAGGTCCGTGCCGGTCAGGAACCACCAGAGGGAGCCCAAGGACTCGACTGAGTCGGCAGCCTTGAACTTCTTCAGGTGGTACAGGCACGCACTGACATGGTTGCTGTCGAGGCCAGTGGCTGCCTTGAGCTCAGCCATGGACACGAAGTCATCACGGAAGCGCATGTACTCTTCCACCCGGCTGACATCCGTCGGCTCCTTGCCTTTGCGGCTGTACGGCATCACCGGCTCCTGCGGCCAAGGGGGTTGACGCCTGCGACCGTGGCGCGCGCGATGTTCAGCGCGTGCAGCCGCTCCGTCCACTGCGCAATGGGCACGGTGTGGTAGAGCTCCGTGCAGTACTCCGTGCGCTGCTGGGTGGTTTCGAACCCGTGGCGCATCATCTGGTAGGCGCCCATGGAGTGCTCCAGGGCAAGCCAGTTGTCAGCGTTGGGGTTGTCCTTGAACGAGCGACAGGCGCTCTCCAGGTCGTGCTCCAGTGCAATCTGCACCAGCACCTTCGGGTCGGTTGCCATAACGGTTCCTTTCACTCGGTGCGGGCTGCACCCCATAGCACCCCAAGCGGGCGCTAGGCGGGTGAAGTCAGGGGCGGTACGCCTTGACGGTGTAGCACTGGCAGATGTTGTACTGCGTGCCTTCAGCCTTGATGCGGAACGCGGGCACGACCACCCCATCAGCGCGGGTGACCTGGATGGCCTCATACCGTGTAGGGGAGCCGAAACCATCAAACCCGTCGAACTCACCGACCACCTTGCCCATGCCAATGAACGACTGGGGGCCACAGACGTCACCACCCACCACAGTACCGTCAGCTTCAAGCGAATTGAACTGGCCGAGCAGCGGCGGGTCATACCGCTGCCCCTTGGTACGGGCGAACAGACCGGGGTGCGGGTAGCGGGGGTCACGAACCTGGGTCATTTCATGCTCCTTCGTTTGTTGATGAACGAATCATCGCATGCCACGAATACCCCGGTCAAGAGCCGGGGCTTTCCCGACTACATGACCTTCTTGTAGATGCTGGCCCCCTTTCGGAAGTAGTCCACGTACTTCTCGGCCTGCTCCAAGCTGGCACCCACGAAGATGATGTGGATGCCGCCCATCGGACCCTCCTCACACACGAAGTACTCGGGCAGGGTGCTGACCGGGCCGGTGCCCATGCTGCCGGGGAACTCTCGGTCGATGCCCTCCAGCTGCTCCTTGATGACCTCCACGGGGCTGCTGAGTTCGTTGGCGATGTCTCGGACCTTCTGCTTGGCCTTCGCCAAGTCACCAACGGTGTGAGCGCGCTTGACTGCCTCCAGCGCTCCCTTGGCACCGCGCTTCGCGGCCTCACGCTTGACGAGTGCCTTCGCCAGTAGCTTCGTATCGCGCGTGTCTTTCTTCGTTGCCATCACACTCTCCTAGTTGTGGGGCCGTAGCCCCGGGGTTGGTCATTCCAGGTTGCCGTCGATGCGCACGCCAATGGCGCGGATGCCGAACTCGTCGCGGAGGATGCGGGCGGCGTTCTCGGCAGACTTCTCCCAGAGCGTGTAGCTCTCGTGGTTCTTCTCCTTGTTCGCGGTGCGCATCATGCCCTCGGCCACGGTGATGCTGTTGAACAGACGCGCGATGCGCGTGCAGTGCTTCTGGGTCAGGCGTTTCATGGGTTCGCTCCTCTAGAAGTGGTCGTTGTAGGACTCAGGGCATTCGAGCGTTTCATCCGCCCAGATCGCGTTCATGAGTTCATCCATGTACTCTGGGCGCAGCTGGCTGAAGTAGGCCCACTCAGGCGCGGTGTTCTGGAACTCCCTTGTGCAATCCACGCGGTGCATCAGGCCATCCTCACCAAAGTGCTTACGACCGGTGATCTCGTGGTTCCAAGGGCCTGCGGCTTCGATGAACTCACGGGCGTCACTGGCGTAGGAGAAGTACTGGCTCATAGGGCCTCCTGGGGTTGACCACTACCCCGCACGCGGGGCAGGGCGTCAAGCTCAGGAAGCGACGCGGGCAGCGCGCTCAGCCTTGCGGTCACGCTTGAACAGGCGACCAACCACCACCCAGCCGTTCTTCTTGGCGGTACGGCCGCAGCACACCACGGCGAGGCCTTCCGGGGTGAAGCAGGCCACCGGGCGGCGACGGACACCGTCGAACGCTGCGTTGCCGGCTTCGATCAGGTTGGAGACTTGGGTCGGGGTCAGTTGGGTGGCGTTCATGAGAGGCTCCTGGTTTCGTTGCTGCTTGCGACATTCGCGTTGCAGTGAACGAATAGTCTCATGCCCCGCGAATGATCGTCAAGAGCTTTCTGGAATTGGGGTTATTCGCCAGTTCAGCCGGCTCTCCCGAGCGGGCGAAAAAGAGGCCCCGGAGCCGTGAAGCGCCGGGGCCGGTCAAGGAGGATGCTGCTCTCAGGTGCACCCTCGGAAGGGAAGGGTGGTTGCTGCGCTGCGGGGCATCGCCCGAAAGGAGTGTGAAAGGAACCAGTCGCCCCACCCCACACACGCAGCAACCACGGCACGCAGTGTGCCTTGCCCGGCGCAACAGCGCAGATACCAACGGTAGCGCAGGCCGTCAGAGCGGTGCCCTTTAACAAGCACGGACAATGGACCCCCCTGCCCTAAGGAGTGTGAACCGTATGGCCGCTAGCCCATACAGCTACGTGACGAGCGGAGGTGTGCACAACACCCGAGTCAAGTCGTCCTCGCCCGAGGAGACACTTGACGACCTGCGAGAGGCCTTCGCAGAGCCCGTCCAGCTGGCTGTCCCCAGCATCAAGTACCACAACGGTACGAAGCGCGAGCGCTCTGACGTGAAGAAGGCTCTGTCCTACTTCATCGGCGGAGTGCTGTCCCCCAACAAGCGTGACGACGCGAACGTCAAGAGCCGCACGCTGCTAACCCTGGACATTGAACAAGGTGAACACGATGACGGCCCCCCACCAGCTCCAGATCTTGTCGCACAACGTATACAAGGCCTTGGAGGTAGTGGCTGGGTGTACACGAGTCTCAGCCATACTCCCGGCTCCCCGCGCTACCGTGTGGTCTTGCCATTGGGCAAGCCAATCACGGGCGACACCGAGGCCATGCAAGCGGCTCTCAAGGCCAGCACGCTCCAGGCTGCTGAACGCCTCGGCATCAAGGAGTGGTGCAAGCCCGAATCGTGGGTGCTGTCCCAGCCGATGTACCTCCCTGCGAAGCTCAAGGGTGGCGCCTTCTACGAGAGTCACCACACCGGCAAGGGATGGTCCGCAGTTCGTGGCGACGCCGATGGTGCTGAAGGATCACCAGATAGACGCTCTAAGGCTCCTGCTGACATCCCCGACGAGCGCCCGGACCACGTTCTCAACGCGCTGAAGCAGGCGGGTCTGTACCTCAGGCCCAACCCCAAGCACAAGGGCATGCACTTCATCACGTGCCCCTTCGCCGACCAACACGAGGCCGAGAATGACACACAGACCGTCTACTACGAAGCGCACTTCGACGGCAATCCCCGTCCTGCTGTCAAGTGCTTCGACACCGCGCCTGACGTTGACGGTGAGTTCCACCTCACCTTCCACAAGCTCGTCCGCTGGCTCAAGGCAGAAGGCCACCTTACTGACCGCGAGCAAGCCGAAGCAGGAGTCCTAGATGACGCAGACGCGTTTCGTGCCAAGGCTGATCTTGGCAGGCTGCTCGATACAACACCCGTTGAACGTGAGTGGGCCATCGAACAGTTGGCCCCTGTGGGCAAGGTCACGGTACTGGCTGGTCCAGGGGGAGTGTCCAAGTCCATGCTCATGCTCCACGTCCTCGTCCATGCCGCAATGGGCCAGCAGTGGGCAGAGTTCGCACCTCGACAGCCTGTTCGGTCGCTATACGTCTCTTACGAGGACGATCAACAGGAGCTACATAAGCGCACGCACGCGCTCGCTGCGGACCTCCGGCTGCAAGACGACGGGGTGCTGGACACGCTCTATGACGTGAACGGCTCGATCCGCAAGAACCTGCTGATGTTCGCCACCGATGAGGAGGCGCCTCAGTGGCTCCTGCTCACCAAGCCCGACCGCTTCGGCCCTGCCGAGCGCACGGAGCGCGTCGAGTGGTTGGTCAGCACCCTCAAGTACCTGGACATCAAGCTGCTGGTCCTGGACCCTGCGGTGTACACCCACCAGCTGGAGGAGAACTCGATCGCCGACATGGCGCAGTACATGCAGACGCTCACGCACATCGCCAAGCAGGCGGGCGTTGCGGTCATCGTGCTGCACCACATGAACAAGATGTCCGGCTGGGCTGCGCTCGACGACATCCACCAGGGCAGCCTCCGTGGTGCCTCCAGCTTCGCCGACAACGCGCGCTCCGTGGCCGTGCTGGTGGGCATGCCCATCAAGGACGCAGCGAACTACGGACTGCCCCCTGAGCAGGCCACCACCAGCCGCTACGCGGTGCTGAAGCACGTCAAGCACAACTACAGCGCCCCGCTCAAGGAGCAGGTGTTTGAGCGCAAGGGGCCACGCCTGATCCCCCGGCCGGACATCGTGAAGCTGGACAGCAGCGCCATCAAGGAGGTGCAGGAGCACCAGAAGGCTGAGGCCTCCCAGGCGGTGATCCTGAGCAACGCGGTGCGCGTCATGCAGGCGCTCTGCGACCATGACGACTTCCTCAGCAGCACGGCCCTCGCGGTCGAGAGTAAGGTGCACAAGCGGCGCATGGCGGAGGTGCTGGAGTACTGCGCTGAGCAGGACTGGATAGAGACAGAGGATGGCCCCAAGGGTGCGCGCATGAGTCGGGTCACGAAGGCCGGACGCGCGTGGTTCAAGCTCAAGCAACACGAGGACAAGCGATGAAACAAGTGCCCCACCCCTACACGACCCTGTGCCGACAGCTGGAGCGGCAGGTGCCCCGCTTCAGATGGTTTGCCATGGGATTTCAAGCGGCTCCCGTGCTCTCCTGGGGAGGCATGTTCAGGGCTGCAAACGAGGCCAAACATTCCGAAGCGGTTCCTCCAGTTCCATCTCAGGAGGAACCGGTTCCAGTGGGTCAAAAGGAACCGGTTCCTGGGTTGGGGGGTTTTAAAACCCCAACCACTGGAACCGGTCCCGGACGTCCACTTGTCTTGGGTTTGCTACAGCCGCAGCGGCGCCACAGTGTGGAAGCTTCGCAGGTGCAGGAGGAACCACTCGGAATAATCAGTGCGCCACCGGTTCCATCCGATGACTGATACGGTTGTCCAGTTCCTGTCGTCTGTCGCGGTGTCTGCGCCCCTCCCCGAGTGCGTGCGACACTGAAGCGTTGATTCGTCCGACTAACCGATCATGACCAAGACCAGAACAGCACGGAAGAAGATGCCTGATGTGCCGGTCGCAGACATCCTCGCCAAACCCAAGCGCGGGGGTGCTCGACCCGGAGCAGGCAGGCCCAGCAAACAGGCAGTCGCCAAGCGCGTCAGCTACGAGGTCGCCAACCAGATCGCCGAGGGCAAGCGCATGCTCGACATGGCGGGCGTGGAGCTCGACCCACGCGCCACCCCTCTGGACGTGATGGTCGAGGCCATGCGCGTCGCGTACAAGCTGGGCGGAGCCATCCATGCAGCGCCCTTCGCCAAGGAGGCCGCTCCCTACATCCACGCCAAGATCGCCAACATCGAGCTCCGGCCTGTGGGCAGCAACCCCACACCCGAGGGCGAGATCCAGCGTCTGGGCCTCGAGAAGTTCTACGTGGACTTCATCGATGTCGAAGCAACCGAGGTGCCTGATGAACCCGCCGAGTAGCCCACTGCCTGACGGTGTCCGCCCCTGCGACGAGAAGTACAAAGATGATCCCGTGGATTGAGGTCGGCCCTGAGCGCACTGCCATCTACGAGCGCCTGTTGCCTGACATCAGGGACGCAGCGTGGCGCTTGGGGTACTCCATCGGTGTGCATGGTACGATGCGCCGAGACCTTGACTTGATCGCAGTACCCTGGATCAGCGACGCAGCACCAGCCGAGCAGTTGGTCCTCGCTCTCATCGAGGTCGTAGGGGCGTACCCCGACTACGCACACGTCCGTCCATCAGTCAAGCCACACGGCCGACTCGCATGGTCGCTACACTTGCGGCTCTGCCCCCATCTCTACCTGGACCTGAGCGTCCTTCCTCGTCATGGCAACGCGCGTTCGTAGTGCTGAGCGCATAACGCGCTCCACACCAGTCACCCTCCCTGTCAAGCAGGCAGGCAAGGCCCTCGCTGCTTCCAAGCACCGGGGGCCGCACCGTCCGGCCGCTGCACCCAACGGTGCGGCCTCAGTGCCACGGCTGTACCCGGAGCTAGGGGTCACCCTACCCCAGGACCCTGACAGCATCCCAAAGCCCCGCCTACGCTTGCCCCGCAAGCTGGGAGGCCTCTTCAAGCCGAAGCGGTACAAGGTGCTCTGGGGTGGGCGAGGTGGCGCGAAGTCATGGGGCGTAGCGAAGACGCTGCTGATGATGGCAGCGCACACGAAGCTGCGCATCCTATGCGCACGGGAGCTACAGGTCTCGATCAGTGAGTCGGTGCACAAGCTGCTCGCCGATCAGATCGCCAATGAGCCGTGGCTGCGTGCGCGCTACGAGGTGCAGAAGACCACCATCATCTGCACCGCCACAGGCAGTGAGTTCTTCTTCGTCGGCATCAAGAACAACGTCACCAAGATCAAGTCGTTCGAGGGCGCGGACATCTGCTGGGCGGAAGAGGCCGAGAAGGTCTCCAACCACTCGTGGCAGGTGCTGATCCCCACGATCCGCAAGCCGGGCTCTGAGATCTGGGTGACGTTCAACCCTGACCTGGAGACCGACCCCACCAGCGTGCGCTTCCTGCTGAACGCGCCACCTGGGGCGTGGGTGCAGAAGATCGGGCACGAGGACAACCCGTGGCTGCCCAAGGAACTCCGGGAGGAGATGGAGTACCTGTACAAGATCGACCCCGAGGCGGCAGCGCACGTGTGGGGTGGAGGCTTCCGCACCAACAGCGAGGCCCAGATCTTCCGAGGCAAGTACAGGGTGGAGGCCTTCACACCCGAGCCTGACTGGGACGGCCCCTACTACGGAGCCGACTGGGGCTTCAGCGTCGACCCCACCGCGCTGGTGCAGCTGTTCATCCACGACAACACGCTGTACATCTACAACGAGGCCTACGGGCATCACGTAGACATCGACGACACGCCTGAGCTCTTCGATGGCATCCCAGGCGCGCGTAAGGCAAAGATCAGGGCCGACAGCGCGCGGCCTGAGACCATCAGCTACATGAACCGTCACGGCTACGGCGGAGTGACTGGCGCCTCAAAATGGCAGGGATCGGTCGAGGACGGGATTGCGTTCCTCCGCTCGTTCAAAGCGATCGTGATCCATCCACGATGCAAGCACGCTCAGGAGGAGGCCCGGTTGTATTCGTTCAAGGTAGACCGACTCACCAAGGACGTTACGACTGACATCGAAGACAAGCACAACCACATCTGGGATGCAGTGCGCTACGCGCTCGAGCCTCTCATCAAGCAGTCCACGCTCGGAATGCTGAACTACCTCAAGCAACTGAAGTCCGATAAGGACGCCACTCGAAAGGAAGCCTAATGGCACGCTACAAGATTCCGTTCTTCGTCTCGTCGATCAACATCCCGCAGTACGGGCGTCTCGACGCTGACGGAGGTGGGTGGTTCAACACCAACGACCCCACGCTGCAATCGGCGCTCATCGCGGCAGGTGCGGTCAGTGAGACCGAGATCCTGGCCGACAACACTGGCGGGGCAGGCGTCAGCACGATGGCTGCATTGACCGACCGCACCACGTACGACCTGCCGGCCAACAACACGCCGCTCGCCAACGCGCTGGCTGCCAAGGCTGACGCCACGGCGACCACCGCTGCCCTGGCCTCCAAGGCCGACGATGCCGATCTCAACGCCTACACTCCAACGGCCTCCCTCGCCGAGCTCATCCAGGACACCGCCTCGACGATGATCCTGAACGGCACCCACGTCGGCTGCTCGTTCTCGTACAACGACACCACGGGCGTGCTGACCTGCACGGTCACGGGCAGCGGGGGCAGTTCGTCCAACGGGATCGAGGACCTGGCCGAAAGCAACTTCGGCATGTGCGCCCCCGGCAGTATCGGCGGCACGTCTGTGCAGGCCATCGGCTGTTCGAACCCAACCCTGCTTGACACCTGCACGGCATCCGGCACGACGGCAGTGAGTGAAGGTGGAGCGGGAGGCCCCTACGGCTACATCCGTCGGCAGCGGTACCGTGCAGGTGCTTCGGCGATCAACCGCGCAGCTGCAATCTGGTTCAACGTCATGCAGGTGCGCAGCGGCGTCCTGAAGCCGCGTGGCCGCTTTCCGCTTGTCTTCGTTGTAGGCATCGGGGATGCAAGCCCGACGCTGGGCAACCTGATGGTCGGCGTCCAGGGCGACAACACCCCCACGGAAGTCACCTCGGTGGAGCCTTCCGCGTGGGCATCGGACAACATCTTCTTCGGCTGCGACAGCGCGGACGGGAACATGTTCATCATGCACAACGACAACGCGGGAGGCGCGACCAAGATTGACCTCGGAGCGACCAACTTCCCGCGCAGTCAGTTCGTGGGGTACAAGTTCACAATCGACACCAGTGACCAGGGCGCGACCTTCGTCTGCAAGGCCAAGAACCTGAACACCGGCGTCGAGGTCACGCACACGTTGTCGACGAACCTGCCACGCAACAGTGTCGAGCTCTACCCGCTCCTCAGCCGCTGCTCGATGGCCTCCGTGTTCCAGGCCGACCTCGACTTCGGCATCCTGGCGACCGGCAAGTGGAACGCGGGCAGTTCAAGTTCAGGTGCCGGCTACGGTACCGCGTACGTCGCCCAGGCCCGTGCGGCGTCGATCACCTACGACTACAACGATGGCAACGGGACCCACCGCCGAGTTCCGCTGCTGACGGCCCTCGACACGTTTGACAACCTGACCAACCTGCCGAACGGGGCAGAGGGCAGCTGGATCATCCAGGGCAGCGGCGCCAATCCAAGCTGGGCGGGCAAGTGGCATTGGGGCACCATCACCCCGCCTGCTGACTTTCCGTCGTTGCTGAACACCGAGTGCTACCTGATCGGCTGGAAGTTCGACCACTTGGCGAACGGGGGCGCAGGTCTGTACCGCATCACCGGCTACTCCAAGGGCACGTGGTAACCTGAAGGACCCATCGATATGATGAATCTAACCCTCCTGGCTTCCGCCCTGAAGGAATCCACACGCTACCTCGGCCACTTCAACCTGGGATTCGGGTGGGAGCACAACGGCCGCCCCATTCTGTTCAAACACGCGTCGGCGAACGTCTACTACTGCAACCCAGCGCACCCCAGCGCGAGCAACAGCAACACGGGCCTCGACCCCACCCTGCCGCTGCTCACGCTGAACGCGCTGATCACCAAGGCAGCGGCGAACCCGGGCGCGTGGTGTCTGGTGCCGCAAGGCGCGACCATCAACGACGGCTTCGGCACCTTCCCGGGTGGGTCGAACATCACGTCGTCGCCGCGCGGCATCGACTTGCAGTACCCGATGCTCATCAGCACGTACGACGCGGCCGACCCCACCAACTTCGCCAAGTTCCGTCAGGGTGAAGCTGACCTGACGGAAACCTGGACGAAGCACATGGCGTGGATTGGCTTCAGCGCCAATTCGACCCGCTTCCTGCTGATCGAGAACCTGGGGTTCGTGCGGCCTCGGATCGCAGCAACACCGGCCGAATACAGCGCAGGCTCACAGTGCGGAACGGGCGTGTCGTGGTCGTACACGCAGTGGTTCAACTGCCGGTTCAAGTACGTTCCGACCGGCTCCAACGGCGGCTCCAAGCAGAAGTGGACACGCTGCTCGTTCGAGCGTGGCATGGGCTTCGGTGAGCAGCACGGTCAGGGCATGTACCTCGACGGGAACGGCGCCGTCGGGCACCGCTACCAGAACGAGTACTACGCCTTCAGCATCACAGCAGGTGCGACGCCGTGGGCCGTGGGCGACTCGTGGTCCTTCTCAGTCACGGCAGGTGTGCCGGCGACAGCGGTGGCCGGAGGCGGGAACGTGGGCAACGGAACGTTCAACGTGCCCGTCAACACGCACCAGCGGGCCAACCCGTTGCATGCCTTGACCGAGACGGTCACGGTCACTTGCGTCTCGGCGGACACCGTGAACGCGGTGTATGCGTGGGACGTGGTGGGTTCGGTCCACGGGACGAACAACATCCGGCGCTACGACCACTCGCAATCCAACGGGTTGATCTTCCACGTCACGGTGGAGGACTGCATCTTCTTCCACTGCGGGTTCGATGAGGACGACCGCGACTACGATCCGATCCCACAGCGCACGCAGACGCTCTCGGCAACGGCCACCCTCACGCTGCTTTCTGACCTGGGTCCGCTCAACTTCGCGGCCCGGCCGGCTGACATGTACTACGGCCCGGACACGGACTGCATCTCCTACCTGTTCGCGTACATCCAGACGGGCGGGGTCAGCACCGATCAACTCACGGTGCGCCACCAAGGGAACGGCGCGGGGCAGATCGGCGTCAGCGGCACAGACGTTTCATACGGGGGCGTGGTGTTCGGGAAGATCGGTGGCGCCCTAGGCCCCACTTACGCAGGCTACACCGGGGCGAACAACTCGCGCATGTACGTCGGCCTGCGGACCAACGCGACGGATGCCATGGTCATCGCACTGTCGCAGAACATCCAGTACCAAAGCACCGCTGGCACGCCATCCGGCAGCCGCACCATCCGATGCGGGTTCATCGAGGGCAACCACAACAAGTGGTCGGACATCTTCAAGCACAACGGCTACTTCAGCTCGCGCACAACGGACGTGGTCTTCCGCCGCAACATCAGCGGACACGCCTGCTCGCATGGGTTGCAGCACCGTGGTAGCGGCGAGGTGTACGAGAATCTGTTCATCACGAACCCCATCCACATGCTACGCGGCAACGGTGACGACTACGAGAAGTACAGGCCGCTTGGCGTGCGGCAACCTGGGTGGAACAACACGTGCGTCGGTTCGACGAACGCGGGCAACGTGCTGCCGGACCGAGTGCTGCCTCGCGGGTGGCTCGCGCAGTTCATGAACACCACGGCGGACAGCGTCGAGCACGGCCTCATCGGGGTGAACGTCGGCACCGGCACCAACGTCACACCGGTCTACCCGGCTGCGAGCAAGAACATCCCCTCCAGGATGCGCTTGCGAGGCGCGCGCATCCGCAATTGGGGCTCCAACACGATGGCCACCATGATCGGCACCCAAGCGTTTCCGGCTCAGTGTGACGGCGAGATCTCCCACAGCATCCACGACATCGAGCCGGAGACCGGTACGAACATTCAGCCCGCTTCGCTGGTGGTGCCGTGGCGCGTGTCAAACATCTCCGAGGCCGATCTGGCGACCGAGGCCGGGTACGCGAGCATCGCCGCTATGTGGGCTGACCTCGTGGCAACACCGCTCAAGCCGCACCGGGAGCGTTTGAAGGCGATTGCTGACCGGGCTTGCAACGCTGCGTGAGCTAAGGGGCGCTAACCTCTGCGTGCGGTGGTTAGCGCCCCGACAATACGGCACCCTACACAGGAGCAACCCAAGTGGCAGAACCGAAACGCGCCCCCGCCGAGGGGTCACAGAACAAGGTGCCGATCGACGAAGGCATCCTCGCGCGCATCAAGGAGGGCGTACGCTACGTCCTCTCCGGCAAGCGCAAGGATGAGTGGTTCGGCCCCGGCGACCCGCTGGCGCCCGTCGCTCAAGAGCAAGCGCGGGGCCGGCAGTACGACTATCGCCCCACGCAGAACATCGTACGCACCCAGCGCGATGGCGAGGGCAATGGCATCGACTACACGGTCATGCGCTCGCTCGCTGACTCGTATGACTTGCTGCGGCTTGTCATCGAGACCCGCAAGGACCAGATCGGCAAGATGAAGTGGTCCTTCGGCGTGAAGGAGAACATTGCCAAGCAGGCCAAGGCTGAGGAGCGGGCGCAGCGGGCCAAGGAGGCTGCCAGTGCGCCCCCGCCGGAGCCGCCTAAGCATGACCCTGCCACTGGCCTGCCGACGCCCCAAAAGCCCCCGGTGCACGCGCCTGAGGTGCCCAAGCCGGACCCACGTGTCGAGGAGCTCACCAGCTTCTTCATGTTCCCTGACCAGGAGCATGACTTCGACACGTGGCTGCGCGCGCTGCTGGAGGACATGTTCGTGCTGGACGCAGCCACGGTGTACCCTCGCCCGACCAACGACGGCACCCTGTACGCGCTCGAGCTCGTGGATGGCAGCACCATCAAGCGCGTCATCGACGCCACAGGCCGCACGCCGCTGCCCCCGGAACCTGCGTACCAGCAGATCCTCAAGGGCATGCCGGCCGTCGACTACAGCCGGGATGAGTTGATCTACCGTCCGCGCAACGTACGCACGAACAAGGTGTACGGCTACAGCCCTGTCGAGCAGATCGTGATGACGGTCAACATCGCGCTGCGCCGTCAGATCCACCAGCTTCAGTACTACACCGAAGGCAACATCCCCGAGGCGTTGATCGGCGTGCCGGAGGACTGGAACACCGACCAGATCAGGGAGTTCCAAGAGTACTGGGACAGCGTGATGACCGACACGGCACAGCGTCGTCATGCCAAGTTCGTGCCAAGCGCGATGGCGTACCACCCGACCAAGGACACGGTCCTCAAGGACCCGATGGACGAGTGGCTGGCGCGGCTGATTTGCTTCGCCTTCAGCATCAGCCCGCAGTCACTGGTCGCGATGATGAACCGCGCCACGGCCGACACGGCTCAGGCAGCGGCGCTGCAGGAGGGTCTGCTGCCGATCATGAATTGGGTCAAGAGCCTGATCGACTACGTGGTCTGGAAGTACTTCGGGTACGAAGACCTCGAGTTCCGCTGGGACGAGGAGCAGGACACAGACCCCAAGACGCAGATGGACGTGCTGACCGGCTACGTGGCCGCCAAGATCGTCACGGTGGATGAGGCGCGTGAGGAGCTCGGCCGTGACCCGCTGACCCCCGAGCAGGATGAAAAGCTGAACCCGCCTGAGCCTCCGCCTATGCTGCCAGGACCCGGCGGTGAACCTGCTGTGGGAGGTACGGGCAAGCCGGTGGGAAAACTCCTGGGGGCGCCGTTGCGAAAGGTGGCGTCCCGCAACAGGGCCTCCGTGAAGCGCAGCGTCGCGCAGCTGACGAAGGTCGTTACCTCCGCCTTGGAAAAGGTTGCCAAGCGTGCGGCGAAGCTCACGCTCCCGCAGGAGGCTGCGTACAAAGCGGGGGTGACGGCGGACGAGAAGGCGCGTAAGCTGATCAGCGAGCTCACGTTCGAGGAGCTCCAGGACATCGCGCCTGAGCTCGCTGAGATCCTCACTGAGATGGCCGCTGATGGAGGTAAGGTGGCGCTCGCTGAGCTCGTGGCGGAGGTCACCAATGACCAGCTGAAGCAGGTCAACGACCGTGCCGTGGACTACGCACGTGAGCGCAGCGCGAAGCTGGTCAAGGGGCTTGAGGACAGCACCCGTGACATGCTCCGTGAGACGGTGGGTGACGCCCTCGAAGAAGGGCTGTCCAACAAGCAGCTGGCCGATGCTCTCGCCGAGGAGTACGCCTTCAGTGCTGAGCGCGCAGAGACCATCGCCAACACGGAGACCGCCTATGCTGATGTGCAAGGGAACCTCGAGGGCTACAAGGCCTCGGGTGTGGTCGAGGGCAAGCAATGGATAATTGCGCAGGACGAGTTCTGCGACGACTGTAACAACCTAGACGGTGTCATCGTAGGGCTCGACGAAGAGTTCCCAGGTGACGGTGGTGATGGCCCTCCGCTGCACCCCAACTGCCGTTGTGACATCCTACCCGTACTTACCGAAGAGGACAACGTATGACCAAGCGCAAGAAGACCCTGTACGCCGAGATCGCAAAGACCGAGGCTCAGGACGATGGCACCATCAAGGTCTGGGGCTACGCTTCCAGCGGAGCCGAGGACAGCGATGGCGAGACCATCACGCCTGACGCCATGAAGGCCGCGATCCCGGACTACATGAAGTTCGGCGCTGTCCGTGAGATGCACCAGCCCAGCGCAGCGGGCACGGCCATCGAGATGAGCGTGGAGGCCGACGGCAAGACGTGGTTCGGCGCACACGTGGTCGACCCTGTGGCCGTCAAGAAGGTCGAGACGGGCGTGTACAAGGGCTTCAGCATCGGCGGCAAGGTCACCGAGCGCGACAAGCTCAAGAAGACCACGATCAAGGCCATCAAGCTGTACGAGGTGTCCCTGGTCGACCGTCCCGCCAACCCCGAGGCCGTGTTCGAACTGGTGAAGGCCCAGATCACGCCGGAGGAGGAGGTCGAGGAACTTGCAGCCCTGCTCGACGACGGTGAGGTCACCCCGGGCCAGCTGCTGAAGATGATCCAGGACGCCAAGGCCGTTCCTGCAACCGACGGTATCACCGAGCTCGCAACCGGTTCCAACGAACCGGAACCGGTCGAGGACGCCACCAAGGCAGCCACAACCGGTTCCCCTGAGGTCACCCCCCTTAAGGGGGTGGGTGAACCCCAGGAACCGGTGCAGGCAGAGGACGTGGTGCAGAAGGGCATGTACGCGGTCAGCCGCTTCGCTGAAATCCTGACCAGCCTCGGCTACCTCGCGGAAGACGCCACCTGGGAAGCCAGCTACGAGAAGGACGGCAGCCCCGTGCCGGCGCAGATCGTGGCCTGGATGAAGTCCGGCCTGTCCATCTTCTCGGCCATGGCGAAGGAAGAGGTGGACGAGTTCTGCAACACCATGAACGGCCTGACCTCCACGGTGAAGGCTGCCAAGGCGGAAGCCATTGGTGAGGAGGCGCTCGCCAAGGCAGGGGCACGATTCAGCAAGAGCACGAAGACCATGCTCAGCAAGATCCACGGCGCGTGCAAGGAGGCCACGGCCCACCTGGACGGACTGGGGTACAACGACGACGCGGAGAAGTCCGCGACGAACGACAATGCGCCTGCACCGGAGGAGGCCGATACCAATGGTATCCCCGACCCCGTTCAGGACTCGATCAACAAAGCGATTGCGCCGCTCAACCTGAAGCTCACAGAGCTCGGAAAGGAAAACGAAGAGCTCAAGGCAAAGCTCGACAAGTTCGCCAAGCAGCCTGCGCCCGGAAAGGCGCTGCTGAAGGCCATGTCCATCACCAAGGCTCAGGACACGCTGCCGGATGAACCGACTGCGGTCGTGGCCGAAACCCCTCCGCCGGAAGGCACCCATGAGCGCGCTCAGTACGAGATGAAGAAGGTCTTCTCCCAGAACAAGCGCATCGTCGGCTAACCCAACCCCGTTTCACACCTTTCGAACCCCAGGAGTTCATATGCAATCGTTCCTCCGTTCCAACTGGCTGATGCTCGGCGCCCTCGCCGTCATTGGCACCCTGGCTGCCGTGTTCGGCGTCAGCCCGGAAGCCGCCATCGGCGGGTTCATGCTGGCCAACGCACCGCTGGCCGTCACCAAGGAGACCATGGATCTGATGAAGGGAGCCCTCTCCAAGGGAGCCGAAGATCTTCAGAAGACCGTGACCACGGCCACCGGCCTCGTGCCGTTTGACCTGCAAGCCCCGGCGAAGAACCTGTACCCGGTGAACACGCCGATCCGCAACAAGCTGGCCCGCAACAGCGGTGGCGTCGGTACTGCCACCAACTGGAAGACCATCCGCGCCATCGTCGGCTCCGGCTTCGACTCCATGGGTTGGGTGCCGGAAGGTCAGCGCACCGGGCGCATGAGCTACTCGGTCGATGACGTCGCCGCGTCGTACAAGACGATCGGCGAAGAAGACCAGGTCACCTTTGAGGCGATCAGCGCCGGCCGTACGTTCGAAGACGTGCGTTCGACCGCATCCATGCGCGTCCTCCAGAAGATGATGCTCAAGGAAGAGAACGCGCTGCTGATGGGCAACCTGAACGGCGTGGCCCTGGGCACCCCGGCGACCCCGACCCTGTCGGCTGCCGGTGCCGGTGCAACGCTGCCTGCGCTGACCTACTCGGTCATCGTGGTGGCGCTGACGGGTGAAGGCTATCGCGGTGCATCGCTGGCTGCGGGCATCCCGCTGTCGTCGGTCATCACGGGCGCCGATGGTCAGACCTACACCCTGAACGGCGGCTCGTCGGTCAAGTCGGTCGCTGCAACGCAGGCGGTCACGCTGGGCCAGACCCTGTCGGCCTCGACCACGGCCATCACTGGCGCGGTCGCGTACGCGTGGTTCGTCGGTGCTGCCGGCGCCGAGCGCCTCGAGAAGATCACCACGATCAACTCGGCCACGTTCGCTGCGGCGCTTGCCGGCACCGGTCAGCTGGCTTCGGCGGTCACCGCTGGCGACAAGTCGCAGAACAGCCTTGCGTTCAACGGCCTGCTGTACACGGCCCTGAAGGCGGGTTCGGGCGCCTACGTCAAGGTCATGGCCACCGGCACTCCCGGCACGGGCACGGTTCTGACGGCCTCGTCGCGCGGCACGATCAACGAGATCGACGAAATGCTGCGCAGCATGTGGGACACCTACCAGCTGTCGCCGACGGTGATCTACGTCAACGCGCAGGAGCTCGACAACATCTCGAAGAAGGCGCTCCAGGGCCCGTCGAACACGTCGCTGCTCCAGATCCAGGCTTCGCCGACCGGTGGCTTCGGCAACATGGTCATGGGTGGCGTGGTGGGCTGGTACTTCAACCCGTTCGCGATGAACGGCGGCACGAAGATCCCCATCATGCTGCACCCGACCCTGCCGGCCGGCACGATCCTGGGCTGGTGCGAAGAGCTCCCGGCTCAGTACCAGTCGCACCATGTCCCGGCCGTGGCCGAGGTCAAGACCCGCGTCGACTACTACCAGATCGACTGGCCGCTTCGCACGCGTGCCCAGGAGTTCGGGGTGTACGCCGAAGAAGTCCTGGCCGTCTACGTGCCGTTCGGCATGGGCGTGATCACCAACATCGCCAACGGCTGACCAGCCACGGCGTGACCTCAGGCCCCGGCTTCGGCCGGGGTCTTTCCACTTGAAGGAGAGACTAGATGGAAGCGATTCTGAAGGCACCCGAGGGCTGCACCAGCTGCTCCCACGATGGTGTCGTGTACGAGGCGGAAGACGGTTTCGTAACCGTGCCGCACGAGGCCGTGAGCGCGCTGCTGGCGCACGGCTTCACCACCGACGCGCCTGCACCCGCGCCTGCACCCGCGCCTGCACCCGCGCCTGCACCCGCGCCTGCCAAGCCGACGAAAGCCAAGTGATGCAAGTCTTCAAGGTTCCCAAGGACGCGGACGGCGCTGGCCTGTTCGTGGGCGGGGCGTTCTACAGCTTCACCGACACCCCGGACGGCCGGGCGCTGGTGCTGCCGGACGCAGGTGACTACGGGCAGCTGTTGGGGCACCTGGGGTACGTGCAAGTGACCCCGCCTACCCCCACGCCTACCCCCAAGGGCAAAAGCGCAGCTGCGGCCTGATTTGCCGGACGCGCGCCCTACCCTGAAAACCCAACTGGTGACACCCCAATGGCCCTGACCACCCTCGCCAACGTCAAGCAGTGGCTGGAAGTGACCAGCAACACGAACGACGCTCTGTACACGCGGCTCATCAACGCCGCGTCGGAGTTCATCGAAACGTGGTGCAACCGCACGTTCGCTCAAGCCGCGTACAACGAAGTGCGCAACGGCCCTGGAGGTGTCACCCTCCTTCTTCGCAACGCCCCGGTCACTGCCGTGGCGTCCCTCAAGATCGATGGCGTGGTCATCCCGCTGTCGACCGCCTGGAACGTGGATGGATACATCCTCATGGGCAACCTGCTCCAGCTGCGTGGGTTCAAGTTCGCGCGCGGTGCGGGCAACGTCGAGATCAGCTACACGGCCGGGTACGTCACCACGCCCGCCGAGGTGGAGCAGGTCTGCATCGAGCTCGTGTCAGGCCGCATGAAGAACGGTCGAGGCGACCGCATCGGCGTCAGCAGCAAGTCGCTGGCAGGTGAATCGATCAGCTTCTACCGGAACGATCTGACCACCGACATGAAGCGCATGCTCGTCAACTACAGGCGGACGGCCCCGCTGTGACGAACCCGCTCCTCAAGGGGGAGATCCTCTACGGTAACGAGGTAGCGGCAGCTATGGGCCAGAAGGCCCCCAAGCTGCAAGAGAACCTGCGCCGCTCCATCGGGCGCTTGGTCCTGATGCTGGTGCGGAACGTCAAGGGCAACAAGCTCTCAGGGCAGGTGCTGAACGTTCGCACCGGCCGGCTGCGCCGCAGCATCAACGGCCGCACCGTGATGACCAACCCCGACCGGCCCGAAGGCACGGTGGGCACGAACGTGGTGTACGCCCGCCCGCATGAGTTCGGGTTCAAGGGGAACGTCACGGTCAAGTCGCATCTGCGCACCGTCAAGCAGGCGTTCGGCAAGTCCATCACCCCGGTGCAGGTGCAGGTCGGCAGCTTCAGCCGCAGGGTTGACCTCCCGGTGCGTTCGTTCCTGCGCAGCGCGCTGACGGACATGGAGCCTGTCATCCGGACCGAGATCAACACCGCAGTGCGGGAGGCCTTGAAGTGATCAATCGTGAAGCCATCTACGCAGCCCTGTTCGCCAAGCTGGCGGCATCCGGGGGCTACGTTACCACAGACCGCCGGCTCAAGCATTGGGCTGACGTGCCCAAGGAGAATCAGCCTGCGCTGTTCATGGCGCAAACTGGCGAGATCGGCGAGCGCGCCACGGGTCAGCCCACGAAGTGGACGCTGAGCGTCGATGTGTACGTGTACTGTCGTGCGGAAGAGGAGGCAGCTCCTGGTCCGATCATCAACCCCCTTCTTGACTCCATCGAAGCGGCGCTGGAGCCAACTGTTGTCGAGTCCGTGCAAACGCTCGGAGGCCTTGTGCATCACTGTCGGATCAACGGCGCAATCGAAACCGACGAGGGTACCCTGGGCGCTCAAGCTGTAGCGATCATCCCCATCACCATCACAGTGTCGTAAGGAGGCACATCAATGGCCCAATACATCTTCGGTGCCGGCTCCATCTGGGCGACGCCGCTCGTCGACGCGTTTGGCAACGCGATCGCCGACGGCACCCCGGTGCAGCTGCTCACCTCCCAAGAAATCTCGATGGATGAGTCCTTCGAGACCAAGAAGCTCTACGGTCAAAACCAGTTCCCGGTTGACGTGGGTCGTGGCAAGGGCAACCTCGGCGTCAAGGCCAAGTTCGCTCAGGTCAACGCGCTCGCGGTGAGCTCGGTGTACTTCGGTCAGACCCTCACGGCTGGCCTGATCACGTACAAGGCCGACGTCGTCGGCGCGGCAATCCCCACGACCCCGTTCCAGATCACGCCTGTCGTTCCGTCGACCGGCACCTGGGCAGGGGACATGGGTGTGCGCAACGCCAACGGCCTGCCGATGACCAAGGTCGGCTCTGCCGCGACGCCCACCACCGGGCAGTACAAGGTCGTGGCTGGACTGTACACGTTCGCTGCGGCTGACGTGGGCCTCACGGTGTTCATCAGCTTCCAGTACACGGTGTCATCGGTGAACGCCCCTGGCTCGGGCAAGATGACCATCCAGAACCTGCCGATGGGCGCAGCGCCGATCGTCCGGCTGGACGTGTACTTCACCAAGAACGGCAAGTCGTTCGCCACGCAGTACCCGAACGCCATCGCGTCGAAGCTGGGCTGGCAGTCCAAGCTCGACGACTACATGGTGCCGGAGATCGAGTTCGAAGCGTTCGCGGACGCTGCGGGCACGGTCATGTACCGCAGCTTCTCGGAGTGATGACATGACGACGAAGTTCCAAGGCATCCCGCTCACGCTGGGTGGCGAGGTCTTCGTCGTCCCCCCGCTGAACTTCCGGTCCTTGCAGGCTCTGCAGGCAAGGCTCGACAAGTTCACCGGGGGCGTCGACGCAGACTCGATCAACGTGGTCATCGATGCCACGTATGAAGCCCTCAAGCGCAACTACCCTGAGTTCGACAAGGACAGCCTGCATGACCTGCTGGATGTCGCGAACATGGGTGAGGTCATGGAGGCCGTCATGGACGTGTCCGGCCTCAAGCGCAAGGCACACGAAGCGGAGGTCAAGGAGGCTTCCGCAAACCCTTCGATTGGGCCGAGCTCTACGCCTACCTGATCACGGCCACGGGGTGGACCTGGGAGTACATCGACGAGTTTATGACGATCCCGAGGCTAGAGGCCTTCTATCGTCACTGGAAAACGTCACCTCCCGTCCACGTGTCCGTGGCTGCGTATGTAGGCTGGGGTAAGTCGAAAGGGTCGGCAGAGACCGCGACTGACGCGGACTTCGAAGCACTCATGGCCTCTGTGCCGCAGAAGGAGATCACACCGTGACCACTATCTCGAACGACGAGATCGGCGTACGCATCACAGGCGACAGCAGTGGCGCCAGTGAGGCCATGAAGAAGGCCGCAACTGCGGTCAGCGACGGCACTGAGAAGATGAAGGGTGCCCTCTCCGGGATGGAGGGGGCGTTCGCCAAGGTTCAGGGCATGTTGATCGGGCTCGTTGGGCTCGTGGCAGGCGGCAAGTTCCTGCAGAAGGGCATCGACGAGACCAACAAGCTCACGGAGGAATCCATCAAGCTCAGCCGTGCGCTGGGCATCTCGATGGAGGAAGCCACCTCCCTCAACACTGCGCTCGGTGACATCTACACCGACAGCGACTCCTACATCGGCACGTTCCAGCGGTTCAGCCAGCAGCTGCGCCGCAACGAGGACGGCATGAAGGAGATGGGCATCAAGACCCGTGACGCCAACGGCCACCTGCGGGACTCGCAGGAAGTGTTCCGTGACGCGCTGAGCATGGTCGGCCAGTTCAAGCCCGGCCTGGATCAGACCACGTTCGCGCAGAAGGCGTTCGGCAAGAGCATCGAAGAGGTCATGCAGCTTCAGCGCCTCAACAACGAGGTGCTCGAAGAGGCCAAGCGCAAGAACGAAGAGCTCGGGCTGGTGATCACTGACCAGAACGTCGAGGCCAATCACGCGTACAAGGCCGCGATGAATGACGTGGGTGACGTGATGACGGCCGTGATGAAGGTCGTCGGCGAGGCCGTCATGCCGGTCTTCACGCAGCTTGCCAAGTACTTCGCCAGCACTGGACCGACGGTCATCAACATCTTCCGTGGTGCCATGACCGGGCTGCTGGCGGTGTTCCGCACTGTCGAGATGGCGGTCAAGACCGTGGGTGGCGCCATCTTCGAGATGATCAACCACATGATCGACCAGCTGGGGAACCTCAGTGACCTGCTGGCAGCTGTCTTCCGGGGTGACTTCCAGGAGGCAGCCAACATCTACGACCGGATGGGGCAGCGGTTCGTCCAGGGCGTCAAGAACGTTGCGACGAACACCAAGGAAGCGTTCATCGAAGCCAAGGAGGCCTTCAGTGGTGACCTGGAACGGGTGTGGGGTGACAAGGTTGCTGCGAAGGGCACTGGCGTTGCTGGTAGCTCGGGCACCAAACGCATGGGCAACCTCAAGGATGATCCAAAGGAGAAGAAGGACAAGTCTCGTACCTCTGAGTGGGAGGCGGAACTCGAAGCACGAAAGGTTGCCTATCAGAAAGAAAACGACCTGCGTGAGCTCTCGAAACAAGCCGAGCTCAAGTACTGGTCGGACATCCAAGCGCGCGTTGACCTCTCGGTCGAAGAGCGGCTAGCTGTACGGAAGAAGGTGGCGTCGGCTGAGCTCGAGATCATGAAGGAGCAGCGCACGCAGATCAACGCGCTGTCTGAGCAGGCCATCACCGCGTACCAGCAGCAACAGCTGGAGGAGCTCGACGCGCGTCGTGAGGCAGCGGCCTTCGAAGTCGAGATGGGGCGCATGACCAACATGGAGCTACTGGCCCTGGACCAGCAGCTGGAGGACGAGCGCTACCGCATCACCAAGGAGGCCATCGCCGCCCGCCTGGAGCTCCTCAGCAAGGACCCCACGAAGAACGTGGTGGCCCTCCAACGGCTCAACGATGAGCTCGCTGCCGTGGAGCGTGAGCACCAGCGCAACTCGCAGACGATCATGCGGGAGCAGCACAAGGAGCAGACCAAGGACTGGCAAAGCTTCTTCCAGAACATCGGGCAGTCGTGGGCCGGCATCGTGCAGGGGCTGGTGAACCGTACGATGACGCTCGGACAGGCCGTGCGTAGCCTGTTCGGTACGCTGCTGTCGCAGGTCACCGGGTTCATCACCCAGATGCTCGCCAAGAAGGCCGCTGCTTGGACCACGGAGAAGGCCCTGGGTCTGGCCGGCATTGGCATGGAGGCAGCCAAGGCAGGCGCGGGCGCAGCGGCCTCACAGGCACCCATCCCTATCATTGGCCCCGCGCTTGCCCTTGCGGCCATGGCAACGGTCTTTGGGGCCGTCTCAGCCCTGAGTGGCAGGGTGCCAAGCGCACGGGGTGGCTACAGCGTCCCTAGCGGCGTCAACCCGCTGACCCAGCTCCACGAGGAGGAGATGGTGCTGCCCAAGGAGGAGTCCCAGGTTGTGAAAGACTTGGCGCGCGGTGGCGGAGGTGGCGCCCCGGTCATCCTCAAGGGTGCAACGGCCGGCGAGTTCTTCATCGCGCACAAGCGTGAGATGGTCACGTTCCTCAAGTCCCTCAACCGCAACTTCGACTTCTCATGAGCGCACTCGTCCTTCCTCAGCCCCCGGGCCTCGGGTGGAACCGCACACGGTCACCCGTGTGGGACACCCTCTTGAAGAGCTCGGTGTCCGGGCGTTCGTACGCGAACAGCCGCTGGTCGTACCCGAAGTGGCGCTACCGGCTGACGTTCGACGTGCTGCGCGCCCGTGCATCCCTGCCTGAGATGCAGGAGCTCGCGGGCTTCTTCAACCTGCACCTCGGCCGGGGCGACACGTTTCGCTACTTGGACCCCAACGACAACGCCGTTGTGGCCCAACAGTTCGCAGTCGGCAACGGCACCCAGACGGCGTTCCAGCTGGTGCGCACGTTCGGCGGGTACATCGAGCCGGTCCTGGAGGTTCTCAACTCCTCGATCGCCGTGTACAAGAACGGTGTGAACGACGGGCTGTACTCGATCAACTCAGCCACGGGGGTCGTCACGTTCAACTCGGCCCCCGCGAACGGGGTGCTGCTCACCTGGACGGGCACGTTCTACTGGCGCAGCCGGTTCGTCAACGACTCCCTCGACTTCAACGAGTTCATGAAGCAGTTCTGGGAACTCCGAACGCTCGAGTTCATCACGGAGAAAGCATGAGGTCCGCATCCGCTGGGCTGATCACCCTGCTCAACCAATTCGGTCCACTTGTGTGGGCCGACTTGTTTACGATCACGTTTCCTGGTGATACGCCGACGTACCTGCGGTACACGAGCCATGACCAGCCGATCACCTACGATGGCAAGACCTGGGCGTTGGGGCCGTTGATCGCGCGTGGGTCAACCAAGCTGAGCATCGGCGTGTCGGTGGACACGCTGGACGTGACCATCACAGGCCGCGCCACGGACACGATAAACGGCGTGCCTCTCATGTCGTTCATCGCCCGTGGCGGTCTGGACGGTGCGCGCCTCACCCTCGAACGAGTGTTCGCTGCCAACTGGTCGACCGCTCCGGCAGGCACGGTGCTGCTGTTTTCAGGCCGCATCAGTGAAGTCGACATGGACCGCTACGAGGCACGGCTCACCATCCGCAGCGACCTCGAGGTGCTCGACGTAAAGGTGCCCCGCAACCTGTACCAGCCGGGCTGCCTCAACACGTTGTTCGACAACACGTGCGGGCTGGCCCGAACGGCACACACGGTCACGCGCACCGCATCCGGCCCCACTGGCTCCACGCAGCGGCAGTTCAACTACACGCGCGTGCATGCGCACGACGGCACGGCGAGCTACTACGGGCTGGGTGTGGTGAAGTTCCTGACCGGGGCGAACGCTGGGATCAGCCGCACGGTCAAGGTGCACTCGGTCGTGGACGCCAGCAACGCAGCCCTGCAAGCTATCGCCCCGTGGCCGTTCGCTGTTGCTTCCGGCGACACGTTCACGCTTTCCCCGGGTTGCGACAAGACCAAGGCCACCTGCACCAGCAAGTTCGCCAACGTGATTCGCTTCCGAGGGACGCCCTACATTCCTGTTCCGGAGACCGTTGTATGACTCCGCACCAACGAGAGCTAGTCGTGGCCGAGGCCATGAGTTGGATCAAGACCCCGTACCACCACCACGGCCGCATCAAGGGCGTGGGCGTCGACTGCGCGCAGCTTCTGTGCCTCGTGTATGAAGCGGCAGGCGTCATCCAGCCGCTGGACCCCGGGTACTACCCGGTCGACTGGCACCTGCACCGCAGTGAGGAGATGTACGCGCACTGGATGTTCAAGTACGCACACGTCTACGATGCCCAAGTCAAGCAGCCGCAGCCGGGCGACGTGGCGCTGTTCAAGTTCGGCCGCTGCTTCAGCCACGGTGCCATCGTTGTCGAAAACGGCCTGCTGGTGCATGCCTACCTCAATCGTGGCGTCATCCTGTCGCGTGCTGACGAAGAGCCGCTGGCCGGGCGCAAAGTCACCTACTGGACCCTCAAATGAGCGGCTCGAAAACAATCGCAACGTCTGAGACCAAGCTGGAGGCCATGCGCTTCCAGTCGAGCGCCTATGGTGGTACGCTGCCGGTGGTGTTCGGGGTCACACGCATCCCCGGCAACCTGCTGTGGTACGGTGGCTTTCGTGCCATCCCCAACACCACCACCGAGGCTGCTGGCGGCAAAGGCGGCGCGGTCAAGACGCAGAACACCACGTACACGTACGAGGCCGCTGTGATGATGGCCCTCTGCGAAGGCGAGGTCACCGGCATCTCCCGCATATGGCGCGGCAAGACGCTGTACTCCGGCGGCGTCACCGCGAGCCAGATCATCACTGCTACGGCGACCTACGCCGTGCCGTCGGGGGGTGGAAGCTTCACGGTCACGCCCCCGAGTAGCGGTGTGTTCTCTGCGAGCATAAACGTCGAGTGCCCGGTGGGTGGGGGTGAGGGTGGCTTCACCCCGTTCATCATGTCTGAGGGCAGCGACTACGGTCGCGTGGGCAACACGTACACGTTCGGCGGCACATTCCCAATCATCTCAGAGGGCCAGACGGTCACCATAACGTACCAGTATACGGTCGCAGGTGCGTCCCAGACCTCACTCCAGCAGATGGGCATGTCCCTCGCGAACGGTGCGGTGGGCCAAGCGGTGTGGAGCTACCTCACCACGAACTACTCGTCGCAAGCCATCGGCTACAGCGGCATTGCTCACGTGCGCTCAAGCGCATACGACCTGGGAAGCAGCGCAGCGGTCGAGAACCACAACTTCGAGGTGCAGGCCACGATGGCCTACCACCTGGGTGCGTCGGTGCCTGACGTGGTCTTGGCGACCGTGGGGTACACCCTGTTGACCAACGACCGGTTCGGCGCTGGCTTCGACGCAAGCCGGCTGGGCAGCGTCACCAACTGGAGCGACTACTGCCGCGCAGCAAACCTGCTGGGGTCGCCCGCGTTTACCGAGCAGGCGCCGATGGCCGAGGTGCTGTCCAAGCTCTGCAAGATCACCAACACGGCCCCCGTTGTCAGCGAAGGCACCCTTAAGTTCATCCCGTTCGGGGACGCCACCATCACGGGCAACGGTGCTACCTACACGGCGAACACCACGCCGATCTACGACCTGGACGACCGGTTCTTTCTGGACAAGGAGAACCCCGTCAAGCTGATGCGCAAGCCGCAGGCCGACGCCCACAACCATGTGCGCATCGAGTTCCTGAACCGCGCCAACCAGTACAACATCGAGATCGCCGAGGCCAAAGACCAAGCCGACATCGACACCTACGGCATCCGGTCCGCCGAGGTGTTCCAGGCGCACTGGATTTGCGACGCTGCCGTGGCGCGTGACGTGGCCCAACTGTTCTTGCAGCGGTCGCTGTACATCCGGAGCACCTACAAGTTCAAGCTCCCGGTCCACTTCAATCTGCTGGAGCCGATGGACCTTGTTACGCTGACCGACGCTCGGCTGGGACTGTCCCTGACCCCGGTGCGGTTGACCCACGTGGACGAGCCTGAGGACGGTGAGATTCACTGCACGGCGGAAACGTTTCCAATCGGCTCGGCATCGAGCACGCTGTACCCCACGGAGGTTGGTGCTGGCTTCGCGCACGACTACAACGTGGCTCCAGGCAGTGTCGACACCCCTATGTTCTTCGAGGGTCCGCGTGAGCTCAGCAGCACGGGGCTTGAGGTGTACGCAGCGGTGCGCGGCGCTGTAGCTGCGACCTGGGGTGGGTGCACTGCGTGGGCGTCCACCGATGGCAGCAACTACAAGCAGATCGGGCGCATTTACGGCCCCGCACGCTACGGCACGCTGTTTGCGGCGGTGACGGCAACCGTAGGCGATGGCCTCGGGATGAGCATCGCGCAAGGGCAGATGATCAGTGGCAGCGCGGCAGATGCAGCAGCCCTGTCAACCCTGATGTACGTTGGCGGCACGAACCCCGAGTACTGCGCGCACACCACAGCAACTTTGATCGGTGCGGGGCAGTACAACCTGACCTCGGCGTCGCGAGGCGCGTACGGCACGGTGGCCGCAGCGCACTCGATCGGCGATCAGATCGCGCGCGTTGACCAGTCGATCGTCAAGTCCGGTCCGCTTGACCTGACGACCATCGGGAAGACGCTGTACTTCAAGTTCACGTCGTTCAACGTGTACGGAGGCGCGGAGCAGCTGCTCTCCGACGTGTCGGCTTACACCTACGTCGTCACGGGCGCCATGTTCAAGTTTCCGCTGTCTGGCGGAACGTTCACGATCGTACCGGAAGGCGTGGTTATCGACCAGGAGAAGAACACCATCACCAAGGTGACTGGTGGTAACGCCTGGAACGCCGAGGCCCGCAGTCTTGAGTCCCACACCAGCGGGGCCTACGTGTCCTTCCAGGCGAACCAAACGTCCTACGACGTCATGGTGGGCCTGAACGATGACCCCGAAGCGGGGGACGCTGGTGACATCACGAATTTGAACTTCGCGTGGTACGTCCGTGGTGACGTGTTGGCAGACATTCGGTTGAACGGCACCCAGGTTGCCGGCCCGTGGGCGTACACCGTGAACTCCGTGTTTGTGGCGGCATACGACAACACGGCAGTTCGGTTCTACCAGGACGGGGTGCTGCGGCACACGGAGGCCACCTCGGCGAACCTCAAGCTGTTTTCTGACTCGGCGTTCTTCAGCCAAGGTGCTGCCATCCGCAACCTGAAGTTCGGGCCGGTCGGCAGCAAGGGTGACGACGGCGTCGCTGGTGTGGACGGGGATGATGGCGTCAGCCCGGCTGCCATGACGTTGAGCGCAGACGGGTTCGTGCTGCCGGCGGACAGCACTGGTGTGGTAAGCACCTACAGCGGCGCCACCACCACGGCGAAGGTCTGGCTTGGCACCACGGAGGACACCAGCAACTGGTCGTTCGGCAAGACGGACAGCAGCGGGGTCACGTCGTCCTTTGCCTCGAACGTGTTGACCGTCACCAACATGACGAGCGGCACGGACACCGGCTACGTGGACATCACGGCCACGCGCTCAGGCTACCCCACGCAGACCAAGCGGTTCAACTTGACGAAGGCCAAGGCTGCCACGCCTGCCTCCGCTCCGGTGACCAGCCCCGGCAACCTGATCGCAAACGAGGCGACCATTGCGCCGACGCAGTGTCAGGCGGGCATCCGCTTCAACACGGACGGCACCATCAGCAGGCGCGGCGGCACGGGCTCGTACACGACGCTGGGTTCGAAGTGGTACAACCCCACCACAAGCGGCATCGGATCCAGCTACTGGATCATGTTCACGCGCGTCGACAGCGGGTCTGCGGGCCTCGATAGCGGCACGCTGAACTCCTGGCTCGCGCTGACCGCCAACCGCGAGATCGCGTTCACCAACAGCACCGGGGTCGAAGAGGGCTCTTTCAACTTCACCATCGCCAGTGACTCGAGCGGTAACAACGTCGTGTCCAGCGGTTCCATCTACCTCCGCGCAGAGCAGGCAATCTGATGATCTACACTCGCACCACCACAGTCAACGGCGTGCTCTGCACGCATCATCGCGTCTCCAAAGTCGAGTACGTCCAAGGCGGAGCCCTGGGAGTTTGGCTCGACTGCTGGCAGGACGAGCAAGCAGCCCTCGACGGTCTACCGCCTGCTGGCCGCGCGTTCGTCAACGGGGCCATGCCCATCGCGCTGGTCAACGCTGTCAGCAACATCGTTACGAGTTCGGAGCTCCTCGGTGGGGCCGTACTCGGCGCCGACAAGAGCGGTGACCTCGAGACGCATCGCCGGCACCGGTGGGCTGCGATGCAGGCCGCGTGCATCGAGGAAGAGCTCAGCACCTTCACGG